CTTTAAATACCTCCTCCATATTATTTAAGCCAGCTATCTTATTAATGGCTTCTGAGTGTTTTCGTAACGGCATAGCCATTTCAGCTTGATTTTTAATTATTTGAATATGCTCATTTGCATCACTGGGAAAAGCCGCCTGATACTGTTTCTGTAAAAATACCATTTGTTCACGAAACTGGTGTGCAATTCTCGTAACTTTTGGTAAAGACTCAAGTTCTTTTCGAAAACAATCATTAATTAATTCTTGTTTTTTAACTGTTCCAAACTGTTTAACTAAACTCTTGTAAATATATTCTGAATTTAATAAACCACTTATCTTTTTATGCCTCACTCCTTTAATTTCATTTAAATAATCATAAAAGGCAGTGCCTTCAGCTTTATTATTAGAGTTAAGCGAAATGTGTTTAATATCCTTCACTTTATTCACCGTCATCTTGTTTTAAACACCCGTCATTTTTAGCTTCTGTATAAATACTGGAAATACCATCCAGAGTGAATGATGTGATTCGACTCGAACCGATATATACATCTATGTTTTTTTCATTTGTAGATGACACTGCCTTCCAAAATGAATACCATTCCCTACGATTAGGAGCAGTGTTTTGCGTGCCAATATTAAAACTATCCGGGCCAACAATTAAAGTAATTACATCTGCTTTACGTGATATTGTGTCGCGTGTAGAAAAATCGGCATTCTCTTTTCCTCCGCTTACATACAAATTTCTTCCAGCGATATGATCTTCTGAACCTTCCCTTGCTCCAGCATCACAAGAAAAGTTAATTGTGTAACCATCGTCATTGGTTGCAGAGATTTCTCTCCACCCTTGCTCACCTCCTACCGTCCAAACGGTAGAACCTGCCATTGCTGATAATGGCAGAAAAGAGGACATTAATAAAAAGCTATACAATGACTTATACAATTTCATATTTTTATCCTTTTGTTTTTAGATATTATAGGCATAGTCCATATTGTTAGATCCACTATGCCCGGAGAATTTAATATTATTTATTAAATTATGGGGCTACACCCGGCCCCCTAGCTCGTTCTTCAAGCGTACCCTGTACGTTTTGATGGCGCATTCCTGGGGCATTTCTTATTGAGTCAATGCCATTTCTTCCAACATCTTCTTTATTAACGGCATTGCTCGCCACCAGCACACCCCAGCTAGGGATAGCAAAATCAGGAGCGGTTTCGCATGCCTTTACCATATAATCGAAAGTGCTTCGATTGATCTCGTTTGCGTCGGGATTTAATAGGCGAGAATATTGATATTTAGCATTTTCGTTGGTTGCGACTTTATATAGTTCTTGCTGCACCATCGCTTCAGAAAGTTTAAGACGTTTCATATCTGACAGTAACTTCTTGCGCATGGATTCGTCTTGACTGACAGCAAAGCCGTAAACGTGCCCAAGGTATTTCGTATAATCGGTACAAATCTCCTTTACGCTTGATGCTGCATTAACAGTCCCAGCCATAAATAATAACGGTAGTAATAGTTTTCTCATTATAACCTCACCTGCCTTATAACTCATTTAGGGTACATATTTTCGCCTTTAAAAAAAAGAGGTTATTAGATCCAATTGTGTATTTATTAAGCATGCAGTGCTCTAATAAATTTGTATTTTTAAGTCGCGAATGCTATCTTTTCGCATCATATTGACCTTTTAATCGTTCAGGCTTATAGTTCCGCCGTCGTAGCAAATTCTGCGACCGGGTTTAGCAGCCTGAATGATTGTGCGGACAGCCGCAGATATCCGATATTGCGGTATTTTTGTGTCCGTAAAACCGCGTTACGCCCAAATTATGGTGGGGCGTGATGGGGAGGCTTCGGCCTGCTGGTTTCACAATCGCCAGTCTGCTAACCCCGTCACGTCCTGCCACCTGTTTAGCAGCGGGTAGCAGGTTGTTAAACCTGATTGTGAGGCCGTAACTATGGTTAATGCCAATCCTTGCGCACGCCCAGAATTCATCTGGCGTTTCTATTCCTGTAAAAAACACCACTATCACTTCGTTATCGCAGCAACTGAAGACGAAGCACGCTCTCAATTGCCTGATGGCCCCTGCATTTTTACTGCCCGTTTTTCAACTGACTCGCGCAATTCACTTAGTTACTGGAGCCTCCCCTTCTCTGCCAACGTTCAGGGGGGTTTATGAAAACACCTCTCGTCACCCGTAATGAAATAGCCGAAGCGATCGCTTTGCATACAACCTGTATGCCGACACGGGAGATCCCCGGCGCAATTGCCAACTATTTCATGATAACCAGACGTTTTTATACCCGAACAGATAAGGCTGTGATCAACAGGCTACTGATAGCCGAGATCAGGGATTATTTGATTGAACAAGGACGTCTACGTTACGCAACAGTGGCAGCAGAAATGAGAAAGGAGGCGCGCAGAATGACCGGTAATAATTTGAATGTTGAAAAACCAGCACCTGTTGCTTCAGCTACGCCATCACCAGCAGTGAATGTTATCTCCAACACCGGAGACACAATCGACAGCCTGACACTGTTAAAGATGGTCAATGAAGCGCGTAAGTTATGTGGGGAACCAGAGGTTCGGAACAACAAATTCATCGAAAAAATACTCGATGAGCTTGATGGTGAGCACTACACAAAAAGTGTAGTGGAAAAAATGAACAAAACATCAATGCTTGTCATAACCATGACTTTCAAACAAGCCCTGCGAGTCGCCGCGCGCGAGTCAAAAGCGGTCCGCCGTTCGCTGATCGACAAACTGGAAGAATTGCAGCAGGCAAACTCCCCTACCCCATCGATCCCCCAAACATTACCAGAAGCTCTACGCCTGGCTGCCGAGTTAGCAGAACAGAAAATGCAGTTGGAACAACAGCTGGTGGCCGCAGCCCCTAAAGTCGATTTTGCCGACCGGGTATCAGTGGCCAATGGAATCCTGATCGGGAACTTTGCAAAGGTCGTTGGACTTAAGCAAAACGCCCTTTTCTCATGGTTGCGCCAGAACGGCATTCTCATGGCTTTTGGTGCGCGCAAAAACGTACCGCGCCAGCAGTACATTAACGCCGGGTATTTCACGGTGAAAGAAGTGGTGCTGGATGATGAAAATGGCTACCAGATACGGCTGACGCCCCAATTAACGGGTAAAGGCCAGCAGTGGTTAACTCGCAAGCTACTTGATGCTGGTTTGTTAAAACCAGTAGCAATAGGTTAACAAAAGAAAAAACCTGCCAGCAAACTGGCAGGTTTCTGAGCAGATCGACCAACCCGATCTGGATCGAGTCAGAAAAATTTGCTCTAATAAATTTCGTTTTCTAAGTGCAAAGAATCACCATTTCGAGCTGGTGATTGAAGGTTGATGCAAATTTGGAGAAAAAATGCAACAAACATTCAATGCGGATATGAATATATCAAACCTTCATCAAAATGTCGATCCTTCAACCACTCTGCCTGTTATTTGTGGTGTTGAAATTACGACCGACCGCGCTGGCCGTTACAACCTTAATGCTCTACACAGAGCGAGCGGACTCGGTGCCCATAAAGCGCCAGCTCAATGGCTAAGAACGCTGTCAGCCAAACAGCTCATCGAAGAGCTTGAAAAAGAAACTATGCAGAATTGCATAGTTTCGTTCGAAGGCCGTGGCGGCGGCACTTTTGCCCATGAATTGCTCGCTGTGGAGTACGCAGGCTGGATTTCTCCCGCGTTTCGGCTGAAGGTAAACCAGACATTTATCGACTATCGAGCCGGAAGATTACAACCTGCTATTCCGCAGAGTCTCCCTGAAGCTCTCCGTTTGGCTGCCGACCTGGCAGAGCAAAAGCAACGGCTGGAGCAAAAAATGCTTATGGATGCACCTAAAGTCGAATTCGCCGAACGCGTTGCTACCGCCAGCGGGGTTCTAATCGGCAACTATGCCAAAGTGCTCGGTCTGGGCCAAAACTATCTCTTCACCTGGTTGCGTGATAACGGAATTCTGATCGCAACCGGTGAACGCAGGAACGTCCCCAAACAAGAATACATATCCCGTGGGTATTTCACCCTTAAAGAAACCGTGATCGATACAAGCAATGGAAGCAGGATTTCTTTCACGACTCGTATAACCGGCAAAGGTCAGCAGTGGCTGATGAAGCGATTGCTTGATGCTGGTGTGCTGGTACCTGTCGCGGCAACGCGCTAACAGACGTAGTAAGAACCACCAGCATTGTAATGCTGGCTAAAGTCACTTTCCTGAGCTGTATAACGATGAGCGATTTTACTTTTTCTGGCTATGAATTGGCCTGCTTTGTAACACACTCCGGTCTATCCCGTAGCGCCGGGCATATCCTGTCGCAATGTGCAAATCTCGCGGCAACAACCAGTGAATACTTCATTCACAAGCCTCACCGCCTGATCGCGGCAGAAACTGGTTATAGCCAATCAACCGTCGTTCGTGCATTCCGTGAAGCTGTAAACAAAGGAATTCTGTCTGTAGAGATTGTTATCGGCGATCACCGTGAACGTCGCGCTAACCTGTACCGGTTTACACCATCCTTTTTGGCCTTCGCACAACAAGCCAAAAATGCGCTGATTGAAAGCAAATTAAAGATCTCTTCAGCGGCAACCAAGGTTAAAGCTGTTCTCGCTAAGACATTGGCTTTATTTAATTTTTTATCCACACCCCCATGTCAAAATGATACCCCCTCCCCCTGTCAGGATGACGTGGCAATAAAGAATAAGAAGTCACAAGTTAAAAAAACAAAAAGATCAGTTTCCGGCGGTGCCGGAACGACCAGACTCAAAAAATTGACTTCATGGATCGCTGAGGCAAAAGCAAAGGCTGACAATCTGCGGTTATCCAAAAAACGCGCTCAAAAACATGAGTTCAAGCAGAAAGTAGAGGCGGCAGCGCGGAAATATGCTTACCTGAAGAACAAGCGTTCTCCTGATATTGGCGGGGTATCAAACTTCGATAATTTGCCGCATTGCATGACGGTAAACGAAGCTCTTAATGCGGTTTTAGCCAAAAATAAAGATAACGAACAATGGGGTATACCGGCAGGATTTAGAGGGTGATAGATTGCTCTAATCTGGAGTCACCTGGCGTTTTCAGTTTGAGGTCGGAGATGCAATCTGATTTTTTACAGTTAGCGATCGCTTTTGCAGGATATGTTTGTATTGGCTTCTGTGTATACATGATCAGCCGAAAAATGCTTGTCGATATCGACCGCAAAGAACAAGCAGAGGAGATCTTAGTATGGATTTTCTTTGGCGCGGTCTGGCCATTAGGGATCATGTTTGCTGCAACATTTCTTCTGATGTGGATATTCACCCTTCCAGGTGATTTCTATAGAAAAAAAGCCAGACATTGATACAATCGTTGCGGGTGCTTGAGGCTATCTGCTTCAGGCATTACCCGAAAAGCAGATAGAAGAAAGCCCCAGATAACATTACGCGTCCTGCAAGACGCTTAACATTAATCTGAGGCCATATCTATGCTTAGCATACGTAGATTAGCCTCTTACCGACCAAAAGGTCAAGGAGAAGCAGGCTATGAAGCAGCAAAAAGCGATGTTAATCGCTCTGATCGTCATCTGTTTAACCGTCATTGTGACGGCACTGGTAACGAGGAAAGACCTCTGCGAGGTACGAATCCGAACCGGCCAGACGGAGGTCACTGTCTTCACAGCCTACGAATCTGAAAGGTAAGAGACCTGGCGGGGAGAGATCCTCGCCACTCTTCGTGTGTCAGGTATCCTCAATGCACCCTTTCCTCTCCAAATAAAAAAGCTCCCGAAGGAGCTTTAAAATACAAGGGATGACTCTTAATCCCACTCAATCCAGTTGTAGACGATACGAAGTGACGGGCGCACAGCGGCAGTCACATCTTCGGTACTAAAGTCGATTGCATCACTGTAGATTTTGCAGTCCAACATTTCAATTGTTGTAGCAGCTTTTGTCACAGCGTTAACCCCGGAAGATTTGGATTCAGGGGTCGCAGCCATCGTGATATCAACATAGTCCTTCGCCGCAATGCGATCTTTAATGAACTGAAGAATATCGCCTTCGATAGTCTCCACGCACTGGACCTGGATTTCCCCAGAGTTTCGAATTGGACCGTGCTGGTTGAACTTCACACCATTCGGACCATAGTCCTCCACATCCTCGCGGGTCATTTCAGGAATTTGCGACGTGCGAACCAGTACGCTGATATCTTCATGGCCTGCAAAAGTGAGCTGGAATTCAGAAGATACCAGTCGTTCGCCTTTGGCCGCGTTGGCAGTATAGCGGCCCTTAATAAATTTACGGTTTCCCTTAGTGTTATTGTGCCCCATATAAAATCCTTTTACTGGAACGCCCGAACAATATCGGAGCTGTTATATATCGAAGAACCGGTCAACTGGAGGTTGACGGTGTTTTTCAGGAAATGCCCATTGCTGTCCCTGGGCGCATCGAGATCGAAACTTATGTCCTGGATAGCGACATCAATGATGTTGATCCGGCGACCAATGTTTAGCGTCACACGCTCCGGGATTCGACCACCAATGCTGGCATCTTTAAGTTCCGGGCTAATCATCGCTGACAATGCGGCGATAGCTCCTGAAACCTCCGTGAATGGGTCAAACAAAGCGATGAAAGTTACTGGCAGCGTGAAAGTCGGCGGTGTTCCCCCCTCCCAAACCATTAAGCTGTTCCAACGGGCCACCGACGTTGTTTCAGTACCAACCTGCGCAAAACCACTGAAAGCACCAGCAACAGACCCCATGGACATACCGGTAAACGGCGCTTCCCAATTCTGGGCCATGTTCATTGCTGCCCCCTGGCTGATATATCCGGTAACCTGGTACTGAGAGTTCGTTAAAGTAACTTTCAGAAATGGCGATACACCGTCAGCCTGGCTGTAAACCCCATAAGGTATAGGTGCCATTCAAGTTAAAGGCCGGAGTTCTCCGGCCTCCTCCTTTAGCCAAGGCGCTTACGGCGCAGTTTCATTGACTTTTTGCGGGCAAGTTTTGCCGCGCCGGTCTGGGCTTTTCGACGCGCTTTTTTCAGCGCCGATTTTTGAGCCGCAGTCAGACGTTTTTTACGCAGGCGTTTACGGATGAGTTTGATCTCACCATTACGAACAACCTTCTTAAATGCTTCAGTCAGCATTTCATCAGAAGTGCCAGCAACAACAAACGCCGCTTCCAGTTCGTCGCGGTCGTCGCTATCTAAACCAGCGATAGAGGCACCAACATCAGCAGCTGCGTCGTCGTCTTCATCGTCAGCCAGTGCTTCGATCAGGTCATCATCTACACCGCATGCTGCGAGGAAGTCAGCAACATTTGCCCATGCTTCGTTATAGGCATCGTCCTGTTCTTCTGTAACTTCGGAGTCGTCGTCATCAGAGATACCAGCGATAGCCTGAACGAAACCATCAAGGGAGTCGAAAGTCAGATCACCGCTATCAGCCCAGGCGAAAACGGCGTCGGCCGCATCACTCAACGCATTCTGCATAGCACTTCGATTTGCAGCTTCCAGAATCATCTGGTGCGCCTGTTCGACGGTCCATTCTTTACCGTCTTTCCCTTCCAGGATTTGCTCAGGAGCCGGGGCAGATGGAACGTTATCGTTAGTCTGTGCCGCCGGTTCCGGATTATTATTAATAACCGGATCTGTTGGCGGTTCAGCGCTTGCTCGGGCAGACTCCATCAGCTGCACAGGATCAGAGTTCAAAGCGAAACGGGACAGTCCATTCCCCAAAAATGCCCCGGATTGAAAAAAGTTTTTGCTCATTGTATTTCCTTACTTAATAAGCAGCGGTACGCCCTGGATACGACGGGCTACGCCAGTCGGGCAGCAGGCCCAGACTACTTCCCATTTATCGAATTCCGCCTGCGTAACTTTCAGCACATACGGTTCTGTACCGTCAGCATCAGGATCACGAGGAGCCACCAGAGCGCCGGAGGCGACAAAGCGATCCAAAAGTTTGGTCATCCCTTTAGTCAGGCCAGACTCAGTAATGCCGTCCGGGTTATGCTTCATCTGTCGGGCTAACTGGACAAAGAAACGGCTGATTGCATTCATCAGGGATGGGACGTGCTGGAAATGCAGATAGTTGTCCTGCGTGCAGCAAGTTAAAGCATCATCGATGATCATCTGGCCCGAAGTACCTACAGATACTTTATTGAGTCGGCCCTTGACCATAGCTTCTTCGTCCGGGGTGTCTTCCGGATACAGTGGTTGAAGTGATGCACGAGCAATGACGGCACGTTCTTCACCAGCCGGTGAGTAATGCCAACCGCCGACATCGGAGTTTTTCTTGACGCCACGAGCTTTCGCCGCATACGCCGCGCCAGACAGACCGAAGACCACGCGGGATTGGGTCCATTTGTCTTTGCAGGAGAACGGGAAATGATAGACAGCACAGCTTACATAATCGGTACCAAGTAAACCGGTATCTTCAACAGCAGAGATCGCTTCCGTGTACGTCAATGTCGGTTTGACATCAAAGAAGCCATCAATCAAGCGATCAGAACAGATATTACCTAACGCAGTGATCGCCGCATTGTCATAGCAACCCAGGCCGAGAACAGCGGTGTACATGTACGGCGCATTGTTCAGCACTTTCACCGCGCGCAGGTAAGCAGCAGTGGAAATGTTCGACTGATCGCCGTTGGTACCGCCAGTGAACGCCAGCGATTTTTTATTTGTTACTTTCGCCGTCGAAATCAGCTCTTCATTAACAACCGCGCGCAGATATTTAGAACGGGCTTCCAGAGCCGTAGGCAGATAACACAAGCGGCCCATGTCATCTTTTGCTTCTTCCGCCAAAGACACAGTGTGTGTCTCCAGGGTCGTTACCACGCCGAGCGAAGTCGTCTGGGTCAGTTTCAGGAGGAAGCGTTCATTACCTGCGCTGTCCGCTGTTGCCGTTTCGATGGTTAACTCACGGGTAGGTGAAATACACGGATCACCATCATCAACGTAGATAGCAAAGGCTTCGCCGCTATCAAGTTCAATTTCAGAACCGTATGGCAACGCACTGTAAGCCGGTTCGCCTGATTCATCGAACATAATAATCGGGAACTTCGCATCATCCGGAACAGCACGGACAACATAACCAGACGTTTGCTGAATAGCTTCGTACACATGGCGAATTGGTTCGAACTGTGAGCCGGAAGACGGCTTCAGCGGTTCGCCGAGAACATCTTCGTAATTGGACTCAGTAACCGCAAGAACAGTAAACGGCTTGCCACGCGCAAATACGCCAATACCAGCCCACAAGCTGCTATTTAATGCAACACCGGTAGATAACGTCGCATCGGCATTGATCGGGCTAACAGCGACGCCGGATGCATTACCTAATGACTGTTGAATTGAATATTGAGACATAACTTTCCCTGTTATGCGCCCCGCACGGGGGCGCTATGTTAAACGGAGAACTTCCCCTGATTACTCAGAGTCACCGGCATCAATCGTGTCGCCGCTTATAAAGTTAAGCCCGCCTTTTTTGGCCATTGTCAGCGTTACACGAGTGAAGTAATCAGCGCCGTTGCGTGGGTGCATATCGTTGATAGCCGAACCCCACAGCGTGGTACGGTTGACCAGCGCCGGAGTGGTCGGATGCTGGAACGGGATGGCCGGGACAGCATCACCAGTCACGAAGCCTGCTTTACCCGGATTTTCATCACGGACGTAGCACAGCACATCCATCGAGCTGAACTGAATGTTCTCTGTCGTTAAGTTCTTACAAATACCAGCAGGTACTTCGTACACTTTCACGTTACCGAACAGGGTACCGATGTAGTGAACATACGGAGTCTGGATATAGTCTTCGGCTGGCTGGAAGAAATCCTTCGGCAACTGTTTGAAGAAAGATGCTGCATCAGCACCAGCAAACATCCCCATCGCACCAGAAGATTTAACGCGCTCAATAATGTCGCGATATACAGTCTGGAATTTGCCACGAATGATGGTTGCCCATACATCAAAGGACTGGTTAACCGGCAGAGCGATGTCAAAGGTGTCGGTCGCAAGAGTACGCCAGATCATGATGCGGAGACGCAACATATCCTGTTCATGGGACAGGTATTCTTTCAGGGTGCGGAACTGTAGGGAACCCAGGTCCAGACCAAATTCACGCTGTGCTTCATACGCCGCCTGTACCGTGTGCTCAGCCGCGATAACGAACTGGCTTGGGAACAGGGTGTATTTCTTCATTTCGTGGTTGATCAGCGGGATCAGCTCAGGAGCGGCTTCAATATTGATTTCCGTCTCAATTGCGATCTCAGTGCCTTTATCCGGCGCTTTGGAGAACGACAGGGCAATCTGACCAATGTTGTAGTTCAGAGAGCAAGTAACAGTGATTTGCTCACCAGCAGCATTAGTAAACGAGTGAAGTAGGCTGCCGGAACCGTTATCAACAACAGACTTAATACGGTTAACGTAGATGTTAGTGCGACCTTTTCGGATTGGTACATTCTGGCCTTCGAAGTCTTCCATCTTGAAGGTTGCGGTTTTGCTGGTGCCATCGGAGCTTGCCACCAGCACATAGCGGCGGCGTAACTGGCTGTACACACCGACGGATTGCATGTCCAGAACATCACCAGCAGCATAAGAACCAAAAGAGGAACCTGCCACGTTAAAGACTTCATAGATGTCGGACTGGTCACGCGTAACCGGAATGAAGGTACACGCATCAGCGGTAGCTGCCCCCAACTGAACAGGCAGGATCATCGCGAGGAATAAAGGCAGACGCATAACACCGTCAGAAACGCTCATCATCTCTGCTGCGACGGATTCCAGCATCGCTTTATTAGTGGCATCCATGCTGTTGCGGGTGGACTCAATCAGGCAGTTTTCCAGCGTCTGGTGGCAGGAGGCCAGAATTTCCGGACGCGGCATAGATTTATGTGCTGCGGCGTAGTCAGCCAGTGCACTTGCCCACGCTGTAGCGATTTGAGCGGTGGCATTATCAGAGATACCCGCAAAAACCGGGTCTTTACGTGCAGCTTCAAGGATAGATGCGGCACGCGCGGCATCATCTTTAATGAATTGGTTATCAGTACCGAACTGCGCAGTGCTTGCCCAGCCAAGCACAGCTTTAGAGCGTTTTGCGATATCTGCAATACGATTCTGGTATTCGCGTAAGTTACTCAATTTACTCTTCCTTAAACACAAGGCACTTGTGTGAATCCCTTTTCGGAAGAGATTTTATTGAAAGTCACTTGTTGACTTTCTCGTGACAAGCAATTTTTTTATTTTTTTCGGGAGTAGGGGCGGAAGGTAAAATCCAAGGTGAAATCGTGGCGATTTCACCTTGAAATTTTAGATGGATTTACTTTAAAAACAGTATGTTAATAGTGAAATTTGAATGGCGAAAGTTTAAGGCTTCGGCTTTTTATCGAGGCTCTTTCTAAGGATATGCCCAATCATCCTGTCGAGTTCTTCCTGTAGCTCTTTTGAAAGTCGATTAAACTCATAAGAAAATGCCCGGCCTTTCACGCGCTTCCTTGCAAAGCGATCCTTGTCCTCAAATTTCCATAATTCAGTAACTACGGACTTATCTTTAGAACCTTTATCCGTGAGTAGTGAGGCTTCCTTTGTTATCAAGCGCAGGATTTTATTTTTAACTTCATCTTCGGCCATTTCTTCAATGGATAAGATGTCGTTTATTTCCGGGGATATGTTTTGAATAAGCTGATCAAACTCTAAATTCTTGTTCCCCATTTCGTCGCCAACAGCACAAAGCGTTTTGTAGTCCGAAAAGGTTAATTCCGACTGCACAGGGAAAAGGGCGACTAATTCTTCCGGAGCACTCGCTGCCTGGAGAGCACGCGTGACCTTCGCCTGAGACAGCCCTTCTTTGGCTGCAATATCCTTCTGACTCATCCCATCATTTTTCATTCGCATCAAACGCAGACCTATTTCTCGAATGCTGTGCTGCAATGCTGTCTGAACGTCTTTCGCTAAATTTTGCGCTTCCTGAACGCTGATCTCCTGGTCCGTGACTAAAACCCGCAACCCTACGTTCTCTAAGATGGCAGAAGCTCGACGCCGGGAACCATCCAAAATTTCAATTTTCCCTGTAGCCCGTCTAACACCTATTGCAGGGTAAAATTGCTGATGCTTAATAGTGCTTCGGATACTTTTTAATGATTTTGGCGTAAGAGATGCCTGGTCACGCCCGTTGTTATGCTGATCAACAAAGGTATCGCTTTCTACCTGGTTCGGAGGTATTACCTCTTCAATAAATGTGGCCTGGCGACCAGTTGATAACTTGAATACCTGCTCGACTCGATCGCCAGAGGCTGAAGAACTATCAAATCCGCTTAATATTGAAGGATTAAGGGTTCGCCCAATTGTTGGTCTGTTTTTCTTTGACATGGGGGGTTCTTACTCCTCAGTTAGATCTGATAAATTCAATACGGTCAAAAACTGCTTTAGCAAAATCTTCCGCGGCAATTCGCGCGTTCTTCAATGCATCAGCACTACCAACATACGTTGCCGGGTTAGCTGAAATAACAGTGTCAAAAGACTCGCCGCAACGTTCAAAACCGTCAAGGCGAGGGAGGACGACATCGAGCATATCCCCACCGAACACTTCTTTAGCCAGGCTATGGCAATACTTATGATCTGCCTTGTTACTCAACTTGGACATAAAACCAATGTTAGTCGCAAGCTGGCACTCGCAGCCTTCATCCGAAATGAGTTTTACCAACTCAGGAAGGCGGGCAACGTATTTAAGCGATGAGTGGAAATCGACAGTTGCTGGCGGCAGAGGTGTAAACAGTATATTGGCCGAGGCCAAAGCATTTTTCAGGAAGGCGTCAAGGTGAGGACCACTATCAACGAGGATAAAGTCATAATCGCTCTTCAGCTTATCAATCACATTTTCTTTCAGGACAGCATGGATGTTCTGACCCGGTAGATGCTCATTGCACAGCTCTCTCCAATCGGATGCAATAAAGGCATCGTCAATCGACGCAGGCATAACGTCAACCCCAGGTACAACAGAAGGAACAATAAACTCCTCTAACAGCTCTTCACGGCTTACATTCTGCAACATAGCCTGTGCAGATGTTGCGTTTACGATACCAATAGAGTGTTTATGGCTTAAAAACATCGTTGCGGAAGATTGCGGATCAAGGTCAATAACCAGAATCCTTAAATCCTCCATAAGAAGATGAGGGTGAGCACGCATTGCATGCGCCAGAGAAACCGTCGATACAGTTTTTGACACACCGCCTTTAAGATTGGAGATGAAAATCACATACGCTTCGCTGTAGCGATCCCGGTATTTTGGCACTCCGCGATGTTCATATATGTCAATGATGTTCTGAATTGACATCGCATATTTCATTGAAGAGCCAGCAGGGCGTTTATCGAAAACATAACCCTTTTCTTCCATTTCACTTACGGCATAGTCAACGTTCGCTCGAGTCAGTAGAGGCAATTTTGCCAGTGCCGCTTTCGCATAGACCTGGTAAAACTCGTTCGCGTGTAGCTCATCCTTTTGCAACTGTACTTGTTCAGTCAGAACATTGAGCATTCTGTTTGCTCTTTGAGCAACCTTGTGAAGCTGGCTGGAATCACTCATCGAAAGACATCCTTTATGCTGTATTTTTGAATTTAATTAAAAATGCTGCATAAAATAATAATGTATGCGTAGATGCTTGTACATAGCATTCTCTGCATGCTTACTCCTTTGCCAAGTGTGTCACAACATGCTTTGGCATCCTCCACGCATAAAGGACGCGGATTTCTTCTACGTTCAGGTTGTAGCCTGAATCATTTTGGTGATTTCCTGCTTCAATGGGCAGCCAAGCTTCACTCTCTATCAACTGGTGAGAACGGCTTGCCCGGCAGCTTCGATGTGTGCTGGAGGGAGAATAAAAGTCTAAGATGTGCGATAGAGGGAAGTCGCATTGAATTATGTGCTGTGGAGGGATCGCTGGTATCAAATATGTGTGCTGGAGGGAAAGGCAGAGAATTACATGTGCACTGGAGGGAAAAGCGGATGGACAGATGTGTGCTGGAGGGAAAGTCTGGGCAAACTGAGGGGCGTTCCCCTCCAGCGCACATCAAAAACAGGAAATTGGACAAGCCTTCCCGGCAGCACACATCTTTTTAATGCGGTTTCCCTCCAGCACACACTTATTCGGGGAGTTTCAGCTTTGGATTGCGAGAATGGACGATTACAAAACTTTCCCGGCCTTTCTTCTCAATAGAACAGTCGAGATAGCCGATTGTTTTAAGCTGTTCTATCGCTTTCTTAATGATACGGTTTTGCTCGCCAACAGCTGACTGCAAAGCCAGGCGCTCACGGATTCGCGCGAACGATAGCGGCAACGGGTTCTGCGGAAGGCTTTCGATGAAAGTGTAAATGGCTTGTGCAGCTTCTTTCTTCGGAAGGGCACGCAAGGCGTGGTGTTGCAACAGAACGCGATAATCAAGCTGGAACAGCTCCCACAACTTCGAATCAGCCTCCAGCTCTATCAGATCAAGGTCAGCATCAAAACGCCCGACCTTCAGCAGACCAGTCTGATAGCCGCCTTTAGCATCTTTTCCGCGCTTAAAAGCGATACCCTTGTTACGCAAGCGTCCAAGTGATTCATGAATGGTTAAACGCAGTTTCGCATCCAGACGTTTTGAGGGGAAACCACAGGCTTTAGCGAATTCCTGAAACGATAACTGGATGGTGTTTGAGGACAAGCCGTATTTGCTGAACGCGTAGATGACACCGATCCACGTTTTGAAATCAGTATCCATATCGAGTCGAGGACCGGTGATTTTAATATCATCGTAACCCTCGGCTTTAGCTATCTCCAGCTGGGAAAACGCTTTGGTGGCATCAATCTCTTTACTTTCTCCTTTGCTCTTTGATGGCTTCGGCACGAATACCCCCAAGCGCATCAACGCTACAGGCTGCACAGTGTTGTTTGAATTAACTGTTAGTTCTTTTGCCTTACTTTCAATGTCTGCGTAAAGAATATCGGAGATAAATGATTGATTCATATTACTTTTTCCGAATTGTGTGGATAGTTTTTATAAGTGGTGATAACTACCCAGGCTTTCCCGTCAGCACACATCCTATATCCCGCCAGCACACATTAGCAACCCGTCAGCACACATTTTTATCCCTCCAGCACACATCGGTTTCCCTCCAGCACACATCGCGATACACTTCTAAGCCAGACGTGGCGCGGCCTGCAACGATCTGGGATCTATATGGATCTAATTGGGATCTGTATGGACCTAATTATTGGATCTACTCAGTGGATAATGTGGATAAGTGAAAAACCGGCCAACAAAGCCGGTTGGAAGGAAACCGTATTATTCTACGCTTTCGATAAGAAGACCATGTTCATAACATTTAAGCTCATCGCCTTCATACAGGAATTGGTATCCAACACCACCACCTTCCGGAACATTAGGGAATAAATCATCACTTACCGAAGAACAAATCACACCAATGCAGCGATCAACGCCTTCTCGTTCTTCAGTGCTGAAAAAATCCTCTTCGGTAAGAACATGAGTACATTGCTCATCAGCATAGGTCGGAAATACATGCTCGATGCAATCCGGGTGTTTTAAACCAAGCTGATCGGCAAGCTCGAAAGCATGACGGTATTGTTCAGATCCTGGCTTGCCAACAGTGATGTGCTCAATTTTGTAGATTGAAGTCGCTTTGTTGATAGTTTGCTTTACTGTTACTTTATCAGACATAAAAATCCCTTTTAGTTACCGCTGATAGCGCGGTTGTAATCATTAACGTTGCGATTCTTCCTGTTAATCCCCATCAGCATCGTTTCTGTATCAAGGATATACGCTGGCAGATCATCAAAATATTCACTGCTAAACTCTGGCATTCTGCACATAAATGCACTTTTGGGGGCAGGGTGGTTAACCTTTGTCGGCGTCGGCGTTAAATTCGCTGATCGACTCCCGGAGCAACCGCTGAGTGTCAGCAGGAATGCGCTGGCGAACATTACCCGCCGCAACCAGTTGTTTCTGAACTTCAGCTTTTCGTTCCATTTGCCTGTCAGCATATTTGGCTTGTTCTGATTCATTTTTCACTTCCTGGCTGTGAAAATGTTGCTCTGCTTTGTTCATCGTCTCAATGGTCTGGTTAAGATCCATTATTGACTTATCACGTTCCTTAACAGCCTGATCAAGACTGCCAATTTTCTCGATGGCTTGCTTTAGCTGATGACGTTCCCATGCAAACCCAGCACCAACAAGTGCGCAAATCAGAACAAGAACACCAGTAGCAGCAAGTTTCTCCTTCAAAGACAAAGCTGTTTTTAACGTAGAAAAGAATGACATGTCTTCCTCCTGAAGAAAAATTATCAATGAAGTCCTTTGTTACTGTGCCGCTTTGTTTAATTCATCAAGAACAGAATCAGGAACCAAAGCAGCAACTGCGCTGGCTGTGCTGGCCTTATTTGCTGATGCTTCCGCAAGCGCAGTACCGATAGCATGGTTATAAGCAGTTATGGCTACATTGGCGCTTTCATTCGCTCGTTCATACTGCTGTTGTAACGCAGTTGTGGGCGCTGTTGTCTGGTTGAAAACAACCCCAAACTGTTCAGTTGCTACTTTCAGAGATTCAATTTGCTCTTCTGTTAGTGCTGGTGGGGGAGTGGCAGTGCCGCCGCCTGAACCAGAGCCTGACGAGCTTCCTGAGCCAGTGTTAAGGGTCTGGTTAATCTCCCCCATAGCAGCGACTAAACTTGATGTATTAAGCGCGTTTACAGCGTCCTCAAGCGATTTAGTAATAGTCACATCACCAATGGCAATAGAGATCGGCAGTTCTGATACTTCTCGCTCATTAGCACGGCAGTAAACATCCCAACCAATATCGAGTTGAAGCAGCATTGACAGATCTGCATAACCAGCCAACAGGTCCGCGTGCTTAGTTGCCAGTTCTCCAATGTTCGTTAAGCCGGTTGTGGTTGTTCTGATCGTTGAAACATAGCTGGTAATAGTGTCGGGATAGACAATTGTATCCAGAATTAATCCGGTCAATTCTTCTGCAAGCAGTTTTGCTGTGTTAGCACTGTTTCGTGCCGATGTTATGGCACCAGGTGTTTTCATCCCACCGGCGGCGGCCAATTTTTTATATGCGGATAACTGGTAGTCTTTTTCCAGCATGATATCTCCTAACTTACCTGAACCAGGCCGTCTCCGGACGCTACGGTAGATCCGCATGAAACAGGGTCACCAACGCATACGATCCCTTTACCATTGACGGTAAACCATGCCCTGGTTGATATAGCTTGCCCACCGTGCGTACTGTTTCCATCGGTATGCTGTGCATATTGCTTACCATCAACTAACACTTCGACTCCGTTGACTTTAAGTAGTGGTTCACTCTCTACAGGAGGCCTGGATGGGAATCCTCCGTGCCCCGAACAAATGCTGTCTTTTGTTGCAATACTTGCCACGTCATCACCAATTATTTGCTCTGATTTTCGTTATTTTAACTCAGGTTGTTTGTGGTCTACACGGAGTTCAACTATTGCAAAATTGCTCTAATAAATATTGTTTTTTATGTCGTATTTTCGGTACCATTCAGCCATCGCCCTTCAATGGGCATTTGTTTGGAGTCGTCAGATGCAGATGGAGCTAATAAGCCGCAAAGAGTTCGATAGCCGTGTAACCAGCGGTGAACTCGACAACTTGCAGGCTATCAAGGTGAAAGAAGGCTTTTGCCTCATTGGGAATCAGAGCGGAACAAATCGCGTTTTTATGCTTCGCCGTACGGATTTGAAGCCATTTGTCTGGAAGAACGAAATTGGTCCCAGCTCATACGCTCAAACGAGGGGGTGCCACAACCTGGCCTTTTTCTACAAAGACGAGCTTTCTGTGGTTGATATTCAAGGGTTACAACATGTTTAAGCACTGGAAAAACATTACTATTTATAAACTTTCTCGTGAGGCGGATCTGACCGACTTAGAAGATAAAAAGAAAATGATCCTTTTCACGCCATGCGGTAGTCAGGATATGGCCAAGTTCGGTTTTGTATCTCCATTTGGTGATAATTCCGAAGTTATCGCTATGCATGGAAATGGTTTTATCCTTGTTGAAGCAAAGCGCGAAACAAAAATTCTTCCCCCGCCGGTTATCCAGCGAGCTATTCAAGAAAAAATTGAAAAACTTGAGCAAGAACAAGCGCGTAAACTGAAGAAAACAGAGAAGGACTCCCTGAAAGACGAAGTTCTGCATTCTCTTCTGCCACGGGCTTTTTCAAAGTTTTCTGTTATCCAGGCGATCTACGACGGTTCAACTAAACGTATCTATATCAATGCCAGCGCGCGGCAGGCAGAGGATATGCTCGCGCTTATGCGTAAGTCTCTGGGTTCTCTTCCTGTTGTTCCCCTGAGTGTTGAAAATCCCATTGAATTAACGCTGACCGACTGGGTACGTGATGGTAGTGCTCCACAGGGATTTCAAATGGGGGATGCGGCAGAACTTAAGGCAGTGCTTGAGGATGGCGGTATTGCCCGGGTGAAAAAGCAGGATTTGGGAAGCGATGAAATTTCCACACACCTGGAAGCTGGCAAGCTCGTCACTAAGTTGGCACTCGACTGGCAGAACCGCATTAAATTTACACTGGACCATAACTTCAGCCTTACCAGCGTCAAATTTGCGGATGAATTGCTTGAGCAGAACTCTGATATTGATAGTGAAGATGTTGCGCAGCGACTGGACGCAGATTTCTTCCTGTTGACCAGTGAAATTTCGTGCCTGGTTGATGCTCTGGTAAATGCCCTTGGTGGAGAGGCTAAGCAGTGAAAGAGCTGTGCTATGGATCTGTTTGCAGTGGAATTGAAGCCGCGAGTATTGCCTGGGAACCGTTGGGTATGCGTCCGGTGTGGTTTGCTGAAATCGAGTCTTTTCCATCTGCCGTTCTTGCGCACCGCTGGCCCCATGTCGCCAACCTTGGCGACATGACAAAACTTGCCAAAAAAGTCCTGGCTGGGGAAATCGAATCCCCTGATGTGCTCGTCGGGGGTACGCCTTGTCAGGCATTCAGTATCGCGGGCTTACGTGGTGGGCTTGATGATGAACGCGGCGCGCTAACTTTGAAGTATGTGGAGCTTGCAAATGCAATTGACGACAAACGGTCTGAGTCCTTCCTCAAACCGACAGTTATCGTCTGGGAAAATGTCCCAGGAGTCCTGTCATCGGCAGATAACGCCTTCGGATGTTTCCTTGCCGGATTGGCTGGAGAAGATGCGCCATTTGAACCAGGTGATCGACCTGAATCAGGAAAAAGTAACGCGTTCTGGCGGTGGGATGGCAAAACCGGTTGCCATGCTCCAAAGTGGCCGCAGTGTGGTTGTATTTATGGACCGCAGCGAAAGGTGGCCTGGAGAATCCTTGATGCCCAATACTTCGGAGTGGCACAACGACGCCGACGCGTGTTTGTTGTCGCAAGTGCTCGAACAGACCTCGATCCCGCAACGGTACTTTTTGAGTTCAAAGGCGTGCGCCGGAATATTGCGCCGAGCCGAAAAAAGAAGGAAATCGCTTCCGCCATTATTGCAAATGGCGCTGCAATCAGTGGCGAAAGCCTAAATCCATGCCTACACGCTGACATGCCACCCGGTATGAAATCGACGAAAGCCGTAAACGCTTTCAGGATGGCAGCATTTGGGGAATATATTGACGATGAAACCGCATCGACAGTAAAGGCAAGAGATTTTAAAGATGCCACTGACCTTGCCGTTTTTAGCAGCACAGGAGCAGGTTTTTGGTCAGAAGGGCATGGTACATTGCGGGCACGTGAGCAAGAAAGCCATGAGCATCTTGTTACATTGGCTTTTCCTGAGCGTATGAGCGGTACACAACATGCTGCAACTAAGAATACTTCACCATCTCTAATGGCTAAAAATCCAACAGCTGTTTGCTATGAAGTAAGAAACGCAGAAGTAGCTGTCCGCCGTCTTACCCCTGTCGAATGTGAAAGGCTGCAAGGTTTTCCTGATGGGCATACGTTGATCCCGACGGAAAAGCGTAAAAAAGTTAATTCAGATGAACTGGCATATCTTCGCAATCACTATCCAGATTTAAGCGAAGAAGAGGCCGCGATGCTTGCAGCTGACGGACCGCGTTACAAAGCGATCGGCAATAGTATGGCAATACCAGTAATGCGCTGGATTGGCGATCGGATTACTAAGTCCGTATGTCGGCAGAAAGAAGGAAGTGAAACAAAAGAGCGAAAAGTTAAACCAGCGGCAGAATTCGAACGGTCCATATTCAAATGGGCTGGTGGAAAATTTGGTGTTCTGGAACAAATCTTTCGCTATTTGCCAGAAGGGAAGCGCCTGATTGAACCTTTCGTTGGTGGCGGAGCTGTCTTCATGAATGCCGGATACCAGGAAAATCTGCTAAATGATGTGAATGCTGACCTGATTAACTTTTACAAGACTCTGCAACGCGAGGCGCATTCACTTATCACTCTGGCACATCGTTTCTTCCAGGACTACAACACACAGGAAGGATACCTGGCAGTACGGAATGCGTTTAACAAACAAGTCTATGATGATTTACATCGCGCAGCGGCGTTTTTGTTCCTGAACCGACATTGTTTTAACGGATTGACGCGTTACAACCAGGCCGGTGAGTTCAATGTCGGTTATGGGAAGTATAAAACTCCGTATTTCCCATTACAGGAGATGGAAGCCTTCCTCGGTGCGGAAGGGCGGTCTGAGTTTGTATGCGGTGATTTTGCAGCGGTGATTGAAGCTGCCGGAGAAGGAGATGTCATCTTTTGCGATCCGCCGTATGAACCGCTTCCAAATACAGAGGGATTCACGAACTATTCCGGTCATGACTTTAAGTTTGAAGAGCAAAAACGCCTGGTGTCTCTGTTGACGGATGCTCATCGTCGAGGTGCAAAGGTTCTCATTACTAACAGTGGCGCGCCAAACATCAGAGAGCTTTATCATGACAGTGGCTTCAGAGTGGAACCTCTTTTTGCCAGACGTTCTGTGTCTTGTAAGGGGGACACTCGAGGTGTAGCTCATGACGTTTTGGGTATATTGCTCTAATAAATTTATTAGTGTAATATCGCCTCAATGAATCGTGATTTATAGAGCGATTTAGCTGTTAGCCGCGACAGGCGCGGCGGTAAGCATGGCTGGGCCTAGTCCTCCCAGACAAACCACCGAGTTGCCAGGTTGACCATGCGCCTAAGTGGCAACTCCGAAGTGCGTTACGAGCTTCCAGTTTGCCCATCTTCGGGTGGGCGTTTTTTTTCAGGGTTTTCGTCATGGTTAGCGACTTTGCGGCGGTTTAGAAACTGACCATTAAAGTAAATGCAAACGATGATCTGATGATGGTAGCGGCCTAAGAAGCCAGATGCCACGGGGTATGAGTCGTCCCCCGTCAAAAAATCGACCGCAGAGTGTCCCCGTCTGTGTATTAGGGAACGGGGAGGCACAACAGGTAAGGGCGCTGGTGTGATTAACCAGATGAACGAGAAGGGGCCATCTGTTGGTCAGCGTCCTTTCCTGTTGCGTTTTCTTTTCAGCGTAACAGCGGTGCTTAACAGCACTTTGGGTACAGTTCCACGAATTTACGGGTATATCCCGTCATGCTGAAAGCGCTAATCACGCTGGAAGCCAGGGTTGTGCATCCCCTGTTACCGAATTGCAGCCAGGGCGCGGTGCGCCGAAAAGCATACGGAGGTGGAAGCCCTCGCCGGAGACGTACCCGGCAAGTGATGGTGTAGCTCAGCGGTTAGAGCGGTTGACTGTTAATCAACGGGTCGATGGTTCAAATCCATCCACCATCGCCAATGCCGGTTTAGCTCAGTTGGTAGAGCGCCTGCCTTGTAAGCAGGATGTCAGCGGTTCGAGTCCGTTAATCGGCACCAGCACAACAGGTAAGGGTATTTTGCGACGTCGGAGATCGCCGAGCTTGGCAGAGGGTTCGAATCCCTACGAAGTACCCTTACCGTTGTGATGAATGCGCAGGCTGATGCGCGAAAGACATTGCAGCTATTGCGGAAAAGAGCTGTTCGGCGGGGCAATTAAACGCCCGTGAGAGTCTGAAATAACCGCAAGCCGGAGATCAGCACCGGTCATCACAACACAACAGGTAAGGGCATTCTCCCTTATGGGGCTTGGCTTAAATGCATCGAGTGCTCTTACCGTTGTGATGAAGTGCAGCTCTTTGAAGCAACCAGAAGATAAGCATCTGGCTTCACAACATAAACCGCAGGAACGACCAATAAACGGTAGTCCGTATGGAGAACACCCCGTTGAGGAAGAGGCCTGGCCGGAACCGTAACCGGCACTACAACGTTGAGAACACTGGCGTAACGGGGTCATATCCCAATCTATGAATAAATGTTGCGTTGCCGCGTGACAACCAGTGTTCTCAACATTGTGGTGAATGCACAGGCTGATGTGCCGCAACTACAGTAGTGCGCGCTTTGCGGGGCTTGCTACAACCCTGTGTCGGAGTTCAGCACCGACCACCACAATCACTGGAGAGTAGGGAGCATGGTGCTCAAGCGGTCTTGAAAACCGTCCCATAGCGCAAGCGATGATGGTTCGATTCCATTACTCTCCGCCAGCGCAACGTTAAGAGTATTTGGCTAATTAAGCGAATGCCGGAAGCAGAACCGGATCAACAAATGCGTACAGGCGTCATCGCCGCCCAGCCAGCCAAGTGCTCTTACCATTGCGGTGAATGCGGCTAAGCGCACGCGGGGAAATGGTTATATCAGTCCATTCATTTCTCCTTGTTTCCCCGTCCACGGTGGATAACCAGCCAAAGGACACCGGGAGGCACCCGGCACCGCAGCTTTTTTATTCGTTAAATAATGGAGTGAGAGGATGCAGAACAATCCGAACAAATGTCGAACGCTATGGGTGCGGTTATATATTTATGCCGTCCTCTGTTTGATTGTGTCACTGGTTCTGTATGTTTGGCTTTTGCCAAATATGATCTCATCTAACAGCACAATACTTGTATTGTTGGGAGTCCTTCTCGCGCTCATTTACCCAGCTTTCGCAGTAGTCTTTTTTCGTGAAAAAACCAGGAAATTAATTAATGAAAAAAACGTTGATTAGTGCAGCGATTATTTTGGGTTCTTTATGTCTGACCGGATGCGATCGGGTAGAGCCAGGTAACGTAGGGATCAAAGTAAATAAGCTGGGGGATGATAAAGGTATCGGTGAAGTAGTTGGCGTTGGTCGCTACTGGACAGGCTTGAATACTGAAGTTTATATCTTCCCGACCTTTAAGCAAATGAAGACATACGATGAGCCGTTCAGCTTCCAGATGAGCGACGGAACAACCATTGGTTACCACATCGGCGTAGCCTACAAGGTTGATCCAGCAAAAGTCACAACGGTATTTCAGACCTATCGCAAAGGTGTAGATGATATTACTGATACCGATCTACGCCAGAAGGTTGCAGATGCTCTGAACCGGTTAGCCAGCAAAATGACAACCGACAAATTTATCGACGGTGGCAAATCCGAATTGCTTGATGCAGCCCTTAAAGACATTCAGGAAGAAATGACGCCAATCGGCATTCAGGTGATGAGCCTCTCTTATGTAGGTAAGCCAGAATACCCGCCAACAGTTATTGACAGTATTAACGCCAAAGTCACGGCAAACCAAAAAACCCTGCAACGCGAGCAAGAGGTCAAACAACGTGAAGCAGAGGCCAACATGCTGCGCGCGGAAGCTGCCGGACAGGCTGATGCTATTCGCACAAAAGCCCAGGCCGAAGCTGATGCCATTCGTTTACGTGGTGAAGCTCTGCGCCAGAACCCCGGTGTTATGGAGTTGGAAGCGATCAACAAATGGAACGGTACATTACCGCAGTATATGACCAGTAATACCGCTGTTCCGTTTGTTCCGGTGAAATAAAAGCGTAAGCAAAATTGGCAGTAATCCGGCCCTTTAGCTCAGTGGTTAGAGCTGGCGACTCATAATCGCACGGTCACCGGTTCAAGTCCGGTAGGGGCCACCATATTTGGTTGTAACACGGCGTCTGGCACATGCGTCGTTAGCGGTCTGGTGACGTTAAAGGGGTTACCTTTTCCCCTAGCTCAGGCAACAAACCAGGTAGCCGGAATGTGCAAGTCACCGTTGGAGGGATAGCGGATACAGGGACTCACCATCCTGGCGATTTGGTGTGACAGCCGGGAAGAGTCCGGCGCATTAATCCTGATTTTCTGGTGATGACTCATATCGTTAGGAGTGATTTGAGTATGCCGATTATATCTGACATTCAGCACGCCTGGGTGGAGTGCTAATGTCTGCATCCCCTCTTGAATCCATGCCAAATTCCCTTAGTGCAGAACAAGCTGTACTTGGTGGCTTAATGCTTGATAACTGCCGCTGGGATGAAGTTGTAGATCGTATAGTTGCTGATGATTTTTATACCAGTGCTCATCGTGAAATTTTCAGTGAGATGGAGAGGTTATTAAGTCATGGCAAACCGATTGATTTGATAACACTTGCTGAAGCACTTGAACAGAACGGTAAATTAGAACGCGCCGGTGGTTTTGCGTACCTTGCGGAGATGTCAAAGAACACGCCCAGCGCGGCAAATATTTGTGCTTATGCGGATATCGTTCGTGAACGCGCGGTTGTTCGTGAAATGATTTCCGTCGCAAATGAAATAGCTGAAGCTGGATATGCGCAGGATGGCAGGGGCAGCAATGAATTGCTGGATATGGCCGAGCGCCGCGTTTTTGAAATAGCTGAAAAACGACAAAAGAGCGGTAGTGGTCCAAAAGATATCGCCAGCATTCTCGATGCAACGGTATCTCGCATAGAAGAGTTGTTTCAGCGACCGCATGATGGTGTAACAGGGCTTGATACCGGATTTACCGATCTCAATAAGAAGACGGCAGGACTTCAGGCGTCCGATCTCATTATTGTCGCCGCCCGCCCATCGATGGGGAAGACTACGTTTGCGATGAATCTCGTCGAAAATGCCGCAGTCCGTAACGATAAGCCCGTATTGGTTTTTAGCCTTGAGATGCCGAGCCACCAGCTGATGATGCGCTCACTGGCTTCTCTTGCACGCGTTGATCAGACTCGTATTCGAACAGGGCAACTTAACGACGAGGATTGGGCGCGGGTTTCTGGCGCAATGGGGATTCTGTTGGACAAGCAGAATATTTTTATTGATGACTCAAGCGCCCTGACACCTACAGAGCTTCGTTCCCGCGCTCGTCGTGTTTATAAAGAAAATGGTGGTTTGAGCATGATTATGATCGACTACCTGCAACTTATGCGCGTCCCCGAGCTGCAAGATAACCGAACGCTGGAAATTGCCGAGATTTCTCGCTCACTGAAGGCTTTGGCGAAGGAATTACAAGTACCGGTGGTGGCATTGTCACAACTTAATCGATCGCTTGAACAGCGTGCGGACAAACGACCGGTAAATTCAGATTTACGTGAATCAGGAGCAATTGAGCAGGACGCAGACCTGATCATGTTTCTGTATCGTGACGAAGTTTATCACCCGGATAGCGAAATGAAGGGCATTGCCGAGGTAATTATCGGTAAGCAACGAAATGGCCCAATTGGCACGGTGAGATTGGCTTTTAACGGCCAATACTCACGGTTTGATAACTATGCCGGTGCTGACTGGCAAGAGGATTATTAATGCAACGGAAACTAACTAAGCGTAATAAAAATTGGTTGAGCAACATGCTGAAAAAAGCCAATCGCAACCATATGTACCTCAACGACTGGTTATCAATTAAAGGTAATCTCAGTGATGCAAAAATGACCGACAGACATGTTGCGCGCTATGGTGTTTCACTTGTCTTAGAAAAGGCTGAATTAGTATTTTCGGAATATTATTCCATTCCGCAAATTAGCTCCAAAGGAAAAATATGTGGCTATGTGCTCAAACATAAAAGCAAGCTGGATGAGCTTTTAGTCAGGGAAAAGGAGACGCAATGAACATCCTGATCATTGGGCGAAAATTTGAAGCTATCAGTGATGTGAAAACATATACGGAAATGTGGGCTTATAACCTGGCCTGCGCCTTTAGTGAGGCAGGGGTTACATTGCAATACCATCGTCCATATTCCCCCGGCGTCGAAAGCCCGGAGGATTATGTTGAAGCTGTGTTGACTGCTGCGACCGCATGTTCTGCGAAGGCCATTTTGGCACCAGGATTGAGGTATTTTACTACGGTGCCCAGGGAAATAGGCGTGCAACTGCGTCGTCGATTCACTGGATGGGTAGCCCAGGTATACGACGGTTCTATGCTGGATTCGGCACCAGTCGATATTACTTTTACTGTCCGCGATGATACCTGGCGGTACCTGGATAATCCAGGCAGGTTAGAGCGTCATAATCGTTTTAACAAACATGTTGGATGGGCAGCGAATCAGGAGCTGTTCCATCTGGAAACCAAAACAGACGATGTTCTGCGTATTTTTGTAGACCATGCGGCATTTGATGTTAGTGGTTTTGATCACTCCTTAAGTATCCTTATGAACCTTCAGCGCCTGGCCGTTCCGTATGAGGCCAGAACGTTGACCGATGACGGATTGATTACCATTGACCCGGGGAATATATCGGTAATCCCATACAGACGGACGCCGGTACCAGCAACCGAATTTGCAGCTGAATTGCGTAAGAGTGACGTTTTTATCGTTACGCATCCCGAAAGCCTTGGATTAACTGTTCTTGAGGCGGCAATGTGTGGAGCGTTGATATTAACGCCGCCCGATTGCCTTCCGCCGGATCGCCTGGAGTTGGTGAACCATATGGTTATCAAGTCGCGGATTGATTGGGATGAGGTTATTGCTCGCGTTGATCGCGTGAAAAATGCTGAAAAGGTCCAGTGTCACACCTGGTCGGCAATTGCGGAAAAGATGCTTGAGACGTTTATCACGCAGAAACCGTCGTGCGGTAACGGATAAAAATTGAACCCATTATAAAAGAAAAGCCCGATCGCCGGGCTTTTCTTAAGCCTTGTCAACAGAGACTTGAGCGGCTTTTATGGATAGATTCCCGCTGGCCTCTATCGCCATACTTCCCCCCGCCTTCAGGGCGACATCCGCGCCTGACTTTATATCGAGATTTCCTGCGGAAGAGATGAATGCCGGACCTTGAGAAATGGCATACAACTCCCCGGCCTCGTTGAATCCTATTGTTGTTCCACTTTTCAAGTGCGTAACGGCCCAGGCTCCGCCCGCCGTCCGGACCTCCATTAGTCCGTTCCGCGACGAAATAAAGTCTTTTTTGGCGCTGGTTGATGGTTGTGCTGGTGCACCTTCAACTTCAGGCGGTACATAGCCTTCACCTTGTCCTGACGCTTCAGGTGGCACATTGGGAGCGCCACCGGATGCATCCTGTGCATAACCGATTATCAATGGCCATCGAGAATCCCCATTGTAGGGAAATTCTACCCATACTTTATCGCCGGGCAGAAATGGTGAAAACGTGTTTGCATTGGACAATATGGCTTCTGCCCACGGCAATGAGGCATCTGGTAGCCCATCCATCATGCCGACAACGCGTATTTGCGTACGCATCAGACCTTTAGGGTCATCGACGCTTACCACTACAGCCCGATACTTTCCTGTCAAACTACCCATTCACCACTCCTAACTGTGCACGGCTGACAAAACGGAAGCGGTCTTCGAAATGAGTCACGGACATCACTATCATTTTGTCAGGGATAGATTCATCGAGTTCTCCGTCACCTGCCGTGTTATGCACGACAATTTTCAGCGTCGTACCCGGAGTTAGCGCGGCATTTCCTTCCACCAGCATATCGAGGCGGGGGAGAATGAATTTGTTGTAGTTCGCCAGCGCGGTAGGATCGGGATTGCTCGTAAATTTAATGGGGTCTTCCTGGTTACCTGAGTAAACCACACCTTTGGTCATGTCATAACTGGCCATTCTGTAATTATGGCGGCGCTGGTATTCATAATCGGCATTCAGGATGTTGAACTGACTAATTGTAAATCCGGATGTGTTGGGATTGGCGGACTCATAAGTAAGCGATGGAGCTGCGTTTGCCATTTTTTCCATACTTTTAAAATTGATCGTCCCCCTGGATGCCCAGCACATAGAACCGGTATCCCGGGCTATCTCCTGCAATACCTTGGTCGGTTTTTCTCCAACATTTAGGTGGTATGTGGATGTTTTTCTGAATGAGTCAGCATTTACCTTCAGACCAGGGGCAAGAGAGGAAACTACGGCTGATGGGGGCTTATCAACAAAATACTGTGCGCTGGTGGACGGAACTTTTAATAACCGCACCGGGTTACTAAACGCATAAATCAGTACAGTATCGTCCTTGCGCGGCGCTTTAAGAACAAAGAACTCTTCCGAGAAGAGGATGCCGCCATGACCTTCCGGATCACCAAGTGAAACTGTCAGTATTGTACCAAATTTCACCCCCAGCTTATTGACCACGTAAGCCGTTGAATCCCTGACCATGAGCATAAGCTGGGGACCAGATAGCTCCCCGGGTTCGACATAGGTACATCCTACGATCATTTCGCGAGGGATTTCGTTCTGCCCAATTGAAACAGATTGCAGGAATAGCTGAGTGCGTTTTGAATCAGTTTCTGGGGCGGTGGTGGTCTTTGTGGCCATCTCACGCCTCCAGAATTTTCGCTTTTACCGTTATGGTGCCGTTGGTTTGCTTCATATAAGCCAGGATTGGAAGCTCCGCCACAACGGTGAGGTTCAATCCAACCGCGAACAGCCTGTTATCGACGGTGCCGGTGGTCAGATCCTGAAATGCGATTGATTTTTGCCCTTCTATGTAACAGGTAACCGGTATCTCATAACCGCCGACATTGGCAATGTGAGTGAAAGATGCCTGCCCGAGGCTGGCATACATTCGTAGCCAGAATGCTAATGCAGTTGAAACCATCCCAAGAGATTCCTTCTCGTCACTGGCTATCCATAGCGAATATTCCAGTGAGAAAGGGATAGTCGATACCAGGGCTTCAATCTCATCATTTTCATTGGTGACCTGTCCTTCATCGTAATTATCGCGGCACAGTTCACCTTCATAAATTGAAAACGCGGGAGAACGAGACAGATTCACAAGCGGCATTGCCAGCTTATTTACCGGGCCAGAAGAGACTGTATCTTTACGCCCGGCGCGATCGGCTTCAAATGATGACAACCATTCTTTCACATCACTAAAAGTGCCGATCGTTATGCGATCTCTTGGGGTGCGTTTCAGAAACTCCCGGAACGACTGGTTAGCTCGATCATTAAAGCTGACAACTTGTGAGTCGAACGCTTCGTTTAAAGCTTGTGCGAGCGCCGAATCAATGCCATCAATAGTGGCAAATTCCAGCTTACCGGTTGGAGTAAGACCTTTTTTCTTAAAGATGGCCAGTAGCCATTCCTGATTATTCAGAATCACCGATGAAATTCCCTTCAAAGGCGCGTGAAGGCACGCAATAAAACAAACTGCCTACCCTGGCAGTGCCGTAATTGAATATTTTATGGATGTACCAGAAGCGGCGAATGGTTGTACCGTCTGACAGCTGTTCCAGCCATTCGAGCATAGAACCCACTGGCACATTAACGGCGGCTAACCGAAGGATTAAAGCACTGTCGCTAATTCCCGTATTATCGCTGCCGTCGTATAGCGCGTAGAAGGCGTCCATCTCATCCGGGCAGTCGAGGGCCGTTATCAGTTCTGGATCCTGATAGTCATATATGCGTTGGTTCGGTTCTATTATTTCAGATGCCGTTTCAGGTGCATTTTTGTCTCTGTAAGGTATTGCGCGGTATAGAACCGCATCGAATGAGTCAGGGTCTAGCTTGATTGCTTTGAGCCAGTCCATCCGCACAAGGTTATTAAAAACTGCATGACCTTGATAACGGTGGCGCACACCAGAATCACTAAGCAGGCCGTGATCCAGATTGGGAAGGTGATCGTCCTCCACAGGATCAACAATATTACCAACGTTAACACCATCGGTTTCGATTTCAGCATCAATATTTTCCTCTTCAATCAGTTCAGAACCTTCGTCTGGAATATCCGGATCCGATTCGGTGTCCGGGAGGTTATCACCAGTCACTTGTTGTGATGGTTCTGTGTCCTCAAACATGTCATCAAAGAAACCAGCCATCGATTATCCTTTCCGTTTACGGGCTTCGTTAATTTGCGTCTCAAGAATGCTTCGCGCCTGCGCGGTGGCTGCGGCCTTGTCCATTCCCTGACTCATGAAAAACTTTATGAGGTTGTTCGCCTGCGTTTGCAGAGCTTTTTTGAGAGCGTCGGCTTCAGCGCGAGCCTGGGCCTCCCTCACCCGCGAGGCTTTTAGTTCGGCATTCTTCCTGTTTGCCGTGGTGCGAGCTTTTTTTAACAACCGGCGAACGTTGTCCGTGGCGCTATCTTTGGCGCGTAGTTTTTTGCCTAATGCATCCTGAGATTTCAGATATAACTCATACTCACGCGCCGCTTTAGCCTGATCCGTTGTTGTTGTCCGGTTGCGCGCGAGCGATTTAGCCAGTTCGCCTTTGAAATAGGTTGTTGTCTTCCGCTTGTCATCGCCGAAGGCCACCTGTTCAGCTGCTTTTTCCAGGGCAATAATGATGGCCTTGTGCCATGTGGGAGACTGAAAACGCGTCATTGCGTGCAACACATGTTTGCAGGCTACACCAGTCAGATCAGGGTTGCGGATCTTGGGGAATGCATACTCTTTTGGCGGCGCGACAGCATAGTTACCAGCCGTGGCCATATAACGATACCAGTATTGATGGCGTCCACAATCACAGTCGAAAGATACCCGGCCCTTGCAGAGATCGGCAGCGATTCGGGCTTTTTTCGCACCGTCTTCAGCAATATCCTCAACGGCTTTATCCCATTCCTCAAATCGAATTCTGACACGGTGATGCTGGTGGACCGACTCATCCGAGGCATTAACAGATATCAATGCAAGGTTGTGTTTTAGCCCGAGAAATGTCGCGGCTTTGATCCCTGTGCCATCAGAAACTTTGTTGTTAGCGCGTTTTATATCAATGCTGGTGGACTGCGCCACCAGCTGAGCATAGGTAATGCCGGGTACCGTGCTCTTGAATTTGGTTTTATGAGCCTGCCTTGAGGTGTTGAAACTGCGTATATCTTCGGGCGTAAAGTAGGTGCCATCTTTCTTTTTCCCAAGGCTGAGGAATGCCTCAAGTTCGCGGTTACGCATCCCCATAATCCTTGGGGTGAGTGTACGCCGCGCGTTTCGCCGATTCTGACGCTGCTGTTTACGGATAAGATCGAAGACCTTGTTAAAGTCTTTTGCACTTAATCCATCAGTCTGATAGCGACCAAGGTTGTCGCGAGCATATTCAGTTGGCATTCAATTCCCTTACGCAATGGATAATGTCCCTATTACCTGGCCGTCGTATTGGAAATGGCGAATCATTTCGCGGATCCAGGTGGCAGGTGGGAGTTTTAATTTTTTGCCAACAGTCATACCCTGAGACTCATCCTCAAGCCCGGCGGCGAGCGTCACAACCCAGCGTAGCTCTGCTATGCCCCACATACGGTAAGCCAGCAAATCCGGGCGATATTGCTCATCGGGAAGAACGTAATAAATCGTCAGATTCTTGTCGTTCGATTCACACATAAGCATCACCTCTTTGCGTAGCTCTGCCCTGAGTATTGGATCGGCTATGTTGCGGTCGTCATACCGCGACAGAGGATATTGCCGGGTGCTTTGGGTTGTAGTGATTGATGTAGCCATAGTCAGCCTGCCAGAAATAGATGATGGTGATTCTACCGCTAGTCATTTGTTGAATATTTAACTCAATAAAAGAAAATTATTAGTGCAATTTTGATTGTGAAATGTATCATTCTGCCCTTAAGTAGGTTCTTCACGAGGAAACAAAATTGGCAGAACGTGTTGATGATGCAGAGCTGAGCATGAATCAATTAGAAGCTCTCAAAGACATGGCCATCGATAACATCAGAAAGCAGGCACAGGTCGTGAGCCAGGTATTTACAGGGAAGTGTCGTTACTGCAATGAACCGATTGAATCAGGTATCTATTGTGACGCTGAGTGTGCGCAATGGCACAGGGAAGAGCAGGCAGCAAAACAGCGTAAATATGGCATGCGACCGGCAGGATTTGACTGATTATGTTGCGCTTTACTGAGGAAGAGTTTCAGGCTTTTAGTGAGCGTCGAAATAAGGGGCGGTCCAGGCCAAAAACCAAAAAGGATCCATTCTTATCGCTTGCGCCGGTAAAAGAAGTTTCTCCACATGCGAAGGCACTTGCAGCACTGGCAAAAAATCCTGATCTGCGAGTAGGAAATTGCGAGCACTACGAACAGGTTTTCATTTTTGATTACTTCGAGCGCAATTACCCTGAAATTTATGAGCTGTTGCATGCAACGCCTAACGGAGGGAAGCGTTCAAAAGCAACCGCCGGGAAAATGAAGGCTGAAGGGCAGAAAAAAGGTTATCCGGACATGAGTCTCGATAAAGCATGCGGTATTTATCACGGCATGCGAATTGAGCTTAAAGAACCAAATGGTAAAGCCCCGACGAAAGAGCAGATCGCCTGGATGCGCAGGCTTAGAGAGGAAGGGTACTACGTCGTTCTTGCGTATGGTGCAGAACAAGCGATAACCGCCATCCTGGAATACATAAGCCTTAAAAAGGGTGAGGCTATTGAGCATGTATTGAACGGCGACAAGTGGTTGCATGCTGCTTAAAATAATAAATTAATTAGTGCATATCTACTCTTTGTGGTAGTGCGCCTTAACATCGGGAGAATAATCGTGTCATCCAAGGTTAATTATGAGTCGCTGGCATCGGTCATGCCGCGTAATGAACAGGAAACAGATGCTGTAGTGGACCCTGTAATCGCTGAAATGAATGCTCGCCTGGAGGCTGAATTTGCAGCTGAGAATGAACATACCACCCAGGGCGACTAGGACTGTTTTTTGTGTCGGTAGCGGTCCTTCACTCACTCGTGAGGACTGTGCTGCTATAGAAAAAACTGGCTGTTCAATCATCGCGGTTAACAATTCCTGGCAGATGTTCGATGACATTTATGCCTTATACGCCGGTGATTTGTCATGGTGGAAGCAATACGGTTCCACCATACCGGGAGGGAGGTTCCGCAAAGTGACAGCCAACCTGGCAGCGGCGAAATCATTTTCGTTGGAGTACAGGCGATATTGTGGACCGGCGGAAGGGGTAAATAGCGGCGCGCAGGCTATCAGTCTGGCGGCTGAATCAGGGGCTGAAGTAGTTGTATTAGTCGGCTATGACTGTTCTCTGCAAAACGGCCTTCATTGGCATGGGGCGCACCCTCAAGCACTACGGAATCCAACGCAGGTATCTATTTCAAAATGGCAACAGCAGTTCCTGGATACCCGCAAAAAACACGCAGATTTACATATTTTGAATGCAAGTAGGAGCAGTGCAATTCAATGTTTCCCAAGAATAAATTTAGAGGCAGTGATCGCGTTATTATCGTCGGCAGTGGCCCAAGCGCCGCAAACTTTGTTGCGCCGCGCGGAGTGCCGATTATAGCGGTCAATGGGGCCATCGACTGGCTTAACCGCGCTTCTTATTTTTTCACACTTGATCCATCGCCAGACAATATGCGGCGCGTTGGTCGTGGCCGCCGTCGCCGTGGTGTTTGTTATTGCATGGCACTACCCGATGTTAAAGAACGTGAAGTCAGAGATGGCGTTCTGTGCTTCCGTCGTGTGGCTGAACGCGGCACGGAGCCAAAAAATACGAATTCTCCCGAGTGGTGGGCGTGGCGCTGGTCCGCACATTTCGGCCTTTGCGAAGATGAGAATGAAATTGCCAGCGGCAATAGTGCATATGGTGCTCTGAACCTGGCTTTCCATATCGGATTCAAACATGTAGCCCTGGTGGGCGTTGACGCTACGCAAGAACCACGCGTTCACTCCGGCGGCACGCCAAAAAATCTAAGTCACCTGCCTTTGTTATTCCAGTCTGCGCGTGAACAGATTGACGTTGTTTCATGCGGGAAAATGGGAGGTATTCCGCAGATGACTCTTAAAGAATGGCTGAAGAATACATGATGGCACCCACAATTTATCACCGTATCGACGGTACCAAATACAGGAATGTCTGGGTTGTTGGTGATCTGCATGGTTGCTACACCAGACTGATGTCCGAACTCCATCGTGTGGATTTTGACCCGGCGCAGGATTTACTGATATCGGTCGGCGACCTTATCGATCGCGGTACTGAAAATGTCGAATGTCTGGAACTATTGCAGATGCCCTGGTTCAGGGCAGTGATGGGGAACCATGAGCGGTTGATGCTCGATGCGTTAAGTCCTGATGGCAACGTGAATAACTGGCTAATGAATGGTGGACAATGGTTCTTCATGTTGGACACTGATCAGGAAATATTAGCCAGGGTGCTGGTGGAGCTGGTAAGACGTCTGCCCTATATCATTGAGTTGAACACCGGGCAAGAAACTATCGTTATAGCCCATGCCGACTATCCGGATAATGAATATCAATTCGGTAAGGAGGTGCCGCTTTTCAACGTTGTCTGGGCGCGCGAGCGTATCAGTGATTCGATGGATGATATTGGTGGCGAAATTTCTGGCGCAGATCGTTTTATCTTTGGTCACACTCCGGTGAAAAGCCCGAAGACATTCTGGAATCAGCATTATATCGACACTGGTGCCGTATTTTGCGGAAACCTGACATTGATGAAAGTGAAAGGTGATGGTGCAGCATGAAGATTGCTTTAGTTCTTCGCTCTGGTGGTGACTATAACGCTTCCGATGTGCAGTGGCTGGTTAATCAACTGCCAAAAGGCTATGAAATTATTTGCCTGACAGACCTGAAGCGTTTACATGTACCTGGCGTCAAAGTTGTCCCATTGATCAACCAGTGGCAAAAGTGCCGTGGCTGGTGGGCGAAAATCGAGTTGTTCCGACCGGATATAACCGATGATCTGTTCTATCTGGATTTGGACACAGTTATTGCCGGTGATATACGCCCAATCCTTGAGAATCCACCAACCAGCTTCACCATGCTTAGGGATTTTTACCATCCACAATATCGTGGTAGCGGTGCCCTGTGGATACCAAATAGTGTAAAAGCACATATCTGGAGTTCATTCTGGCAAGATCCGGAAGGTTGGATTTCTCGTTGTGTCACTACTGAGTGCTGGGGTGATCAGGGGTTCTTACGGAAGGTTATGGGCGATGATACACCAGCATTTCAGGATCTGTATCCAGGATGGTTTGTAAGTTACAAGGCCGATGTTGTGGAACCTGGTTCAAAATATGCGAGCGCGCGTTACTCCAGGGGGAATGGGACATTACCAAAGGACTGCCGAATAATCTTTTTCCACGGCAAACCGCGGCCTCGCGAAGTGTCAGAGGATTGGCTTCCCCTCATTAGCTCGTTTTTTGAGCGAGAATCAGAATAATATTGCTCTAATAATTCCATATTTTTAAAACGTGATGTACACTCATCACGTTTTTTATTAGAGCAATCTATAAGGTGCACTATGTGGCCATTCCGACGGAAATATCACTACTGGCTGATCGCCTTTGTTACGCCGACCGGCGGTATCAGGCATGTCATCACCAGGTATCGCAACAAGAGACTCACCTTAGCCAGAATTTTACAGGCTGCCATAGGTGAGGGACTGGATACAAATTGCGTAGTCCTTCCTCCTTCATACTTAGGAAAAATGACCGAAGCACAAGCTAATACGGAACTTTGAAATGAGCACTTCAGCACAAAACCAATCAATCGAAAATGTATCTATTCCTGATGTCCTGAATGCCGGTATTCCGGCCATTATCCAGAACATCCGGGCCGCGCAACGCCGCGTTAGTTGTGATGACCTCACAGCACGTTTTTTTGATAATGCGGTTCAGTCAGCGGAGATGCTTCACGCACAGCTTATTGATGTTTATAACGCAGAAGCTGATAGCCATAACTCCCTGGTAGATGCAGCTGAAAATATGCAGTTGGATCTCGGTCTGAAGGGTAAAGAAATTGAAGAGCTTCAGCTGGAAATTGAACATTTGAAACGCCAGCAACAGGACGCGATCGAAGATGCGACGCATGACGCCAACCAGCGTGCTGATAATGCCGAACGTATAAGCATTGAGCTGGAAACAAAACTCAATGAAATGACCGCGATGGTTGTGCTGCGGAACTCACAGATTTCAACTCTAAAATCTCAATATAAAGAGATCATGAAACTTGATCCTTTTAACCTTGAGAAACGCTATAACAAAGCTAAAAGCGAGCGACAGGAACTGCGTAAGCAGGTCGCCGACCTTAACCAACAGCTCAAAAAAACTATTAAAGATGCAAGCGAGGCGCGCGTGGCATTTGCTAATAAAAAAGCAGAGGTTACCGCGCTGGTTAATGAGAATGCCAAATTTGCGACGCTCAAGAAGGAAATGTATGGCATTACTGAGCGCCGTTTCCCTGCAAGCAAACTTCATCCGACGTTAGGGCAAATCTCCTTCTTCCCGCGCCTCCTGGCTTATGGGATCTCATCGCCTAAAGAGTTCAATAACGAGCGTCCTTATATCGTTTCTAAGCTGGACTTTGCTTATCAGTTCTGCTGCGACATGGGCTATGCCATTGATATCCGAATCAACGAATGGTTGATGCCAAACTTCCAGCCGTTGGCAATTTTCCGCGAGTTCCAGCCGGAAGGTTGGGTAGAGTTCTTCCATGAATTGATCTGTAAAGAAATGGAAAGCCGCCGCCCGGAATTGGTCCGTCGAGTTGAGTGGGCGCAAGAGGTTATGTTGGCAGATGCAGAGCTGCCGTTCGAACCGGAATTCATTGATGATCTGGCAACTAAAGGGTTGCATACCCTGTTTGATGTGGTTACCCGCCGTCATGAGCAGTTGGTTGTCGAATTGGGTTTAGAGAAAACAGCGGCAAGAAGACTTCTTGATGTTTGCTATGCACGTAGCGATGCATGGGAAAAAGAGAACGGCGGCACTATTTACGTTCGCTGATAGTTACAGTGTCACTTTTAATGCTGGTGGAGTGCGCCCACCAGCATTTTTTTCGTCCAATGAGGAGGGCATTTGAGTATTTTCAATAAACACGCACGCCAGGAACGTCCGTACATCGTCATAGTAGATATTGATGGGACGATATCAGAGGCAACGGAAGACAGGCTGCATTTGCTTCCACCACCAGGTAAAGGTGCATTAACAAAGGACTGGAACGAGTTTAATCTCGCCTGTGACACCGATACTCCCATCACTCCAGTTATTGATATGGTGCGCCAGTTATTTAACGTTTACACGGTCTGGTTTGTAACCGGGCGCTGTGAGATCGCAAGGGATAAAACACGAGCTTGGCTGCGGAAGTACGTAACAAACGGGGCTGAGCCTTTGCTATCTATGCGTCCTGCCACCGATGACAGAAATGACGGCCCAGCAAAGATTGATCTCCTTAAGAAAATTGGTCTAAGTAAAATTGCGTTCGCGCTGGAAGATAAGATTGAAGTGGCGCGTGTTTTCAGGAGACACGGCGTACTTACGTTAATGGTCAGGGAGTATGAAAATGCGCTTCTCCATCAGCAATAATTGCTCTAATAAATCTTGATTTTTAAAACAGAGAAAGTGAAAATAAAAACATGCCGCAAGACGCGGCATGTATCCAATCAATCACAGGAGCTGAAAATATGAACACGGCATTCAAAATCATTATGGCCGCGATCTATTTCTGGCTGTTCTCTATCACTTTTGGCGGCATCGTCGCACATGGGTAAGGGGGATGCATGAAAGGCGAAGTGAAAGAGCGCGGCATGATTTTCAACGATGAGATGGTCCGGGCCATCCTCGAAGGAAGGAAAACGCAGACGCGGCGGATAATGAAAAATCAGCCTGCGGAAGTTGGTCCAGAAGCACCAGTGATGGTTAGAAAAATTGGTGCAGGTTTTCAGTGGTACGGGGCTGATGGTGTAAGCAGTGTTTTCAATTGCCCCTTTGGTATCGTCGGCGATCGAATTTGGGTTCGTGAAACATGGGCGATATTAGGCAATGAGGATGGTTGCAGTGTGGACTGGAACGACAACCTTTGTCGTGGCGATGAGAAGAACGCAGCAAGGATTTATCGGGCCAGTTGCGAGCAAAAACCTGGTGATTACGGCTTATGGTCGATACCCGATGATGCCGACTGGAAACCTCACACTGTGAATGAAAAGTTTGATGGTGGGTGGCGTCCATCAATTCACATGCCGCGATGGGCATCACGCATCCTGTTGGAAATTACCAACGTGCGCGTTGAGCGGTTGAACGATATCAGCGAATGCGATGCAAGGGATGAGGGCGTTCCGCCTGCTGGAAGTTTGCTTCCTGATCACCCGGGAACATTCCTTACTCCCAAGGGGGATTTCGCAATGGCCAAGGTTGCGTTCCAGCGCCTGTGGGAATCCATCTACGGCGAAGAAAGCTGGAGTGCTAATCCCTGGGTTTGGGTAATCGAGTTTGAGCGTATTCAGTAGGGCGAGCGTATGCAATCAGTTATTTGTGAGGAAGTCGGCCTGAATAAAGCATCCCCAGCAGAGTTAAGAACAAGTCTCGAAATGGCGCATAGCCTTGCTCAAATTGGTGTCAGGTTTGTACCAATTCCAGTTGAAACAGATGAAGAATTTCACAGGTTAGCGGCATCGGCAGCACAAAAGCTGGAAATCATGGCAGCGAAAGTAGAGAAAGCTGAAGGAGCGACAAAATGAGCAAGCCAACCGACGAAGAAATAGTTCGGGTGTTGGAAGAACACGGGCGCTGTATGACTTACGTCGTGACCAACTGGCTTAGGGATAAATATCGCACACTCAAAACGGCATACGTTTTGCGTCGTCTAAAGAAACTGGAGTTCGACGGGAAAGTAAAGCGCGTTAACAGTTCTTATATAAGACAAATTTGCTGGGAGGCATCCAGTGAGTAACCGTTTTTACATGATGTGCTTGCGTGAAACTGTGGGTAATAACGCCTCATTCCATTGCCATAACGGCAATGGTTACAGTTCTGATATCGATCGCGCTCATGTTTACACGCTGGAAGAAGCCCAAAAAGCCTGGAATTGTGGGCGAGATATCGATCAGCCTGTTTGTGCCGATAGTGTGGATGCAATGGCTGTGTGGCACGTTGATTGCCAGTACATCCCTACAGAAAGCCTGATTGAGTCAGATTGCACTGAGTATGTGGCCTACAAAAAAGGTAGCTGGAACGGCAACGATGTTTACTGGCTTCAACACGGTGGATTGCCAACAGATGACTTCAGTAAAGCGACCATCTTTAGCGTCGTCAACAAAAACGAACCAGGAATAGTTTGGTTGCCATTTTCCATTGCTGATGCAGCAAAGCGCCGGACGTTCAATATCAATAACTTTAACCGCAGAACAATGGTTCAGGGCGCAGGTTTGGTCATGCCTGACTGGTTGAAAGAGCAGAACAGAAGAAAGAAGTCGCGAAGCGGGAAGGTGCGTTGGAATTGTCCGCATTGCGGAAAAATAACCTGGCAGTACAGCCCATATGATTTTGAAGGCTGTAGTGATTACAACTGTGAAGGATGGCGAGAATGACAATTGACTATCAGGTACTGCGTGAGGCGGCAGAAAAGGCAACACCAGACGAATGGGTCGCATTTATTTCGACGGATACTGGTACTTATGCGGTGCACACGCCCGGTGATGAACGATGTGAAGACGTTATCAAATGGACCGGCTTTGATGGACAGAAAAATGCAGAGAACAACGCTCGTCATGTTGCCGCGTTCAACCCAAAGGTTGCACTGGAGCTGCTTGGTGAAATTAAGTGCTTGGAGGACACAAATATTGATGCCACGTGCCGAATTTCAGAGCTTGAGACTAATCTCGCTGCGCTGGTGGCAGAGAACGCTGGGCTGAAACACGCAATGGCCGTAACTCTTGAGCATGTGTCGGTCACGGATGCAGGGCAGGCCGGAGTTGCTGCAATGATTATCAACGATGCCCTGCACCACAGCGAAACTCCAGCTACCGATGCTTTCCTGTCTGAAGTGCGGGCGCAGGGGGTGGATGCTGCTATAGAAGCTGCAAAAAATCTGGTGGCCCAAGAATATGAGTATAAGGATTTCAAAGCGGCGCAGAGTGATTGCTGTATGCACCCTGGTTCAGACCTGGTAGGGAAGGTTGAAATGACTGAGTGGTTAGTTGACTTTGCTGCCCAGCTTCGCAAAGGAGGCAACCAGTGAGCGAAATTAATTACCAGGCACTGCGTGAGGCGGCGGAACGTGCAATTCCAGCAATGGAACGCCTGTTAATGTTGCCAGCTGATGATGATTTGTTAAGTGAACAGGAACTTAAAGATTACGGTGTGGATATTGATGCGCTCAACGCCTTCAAATTTCTGACCGGACCAGAAACCGTGCTGGCGCTGCTGGATGAACGGGAAAGAAACCAGCAATACATAAAACGCCGCGATCAGGAGAACGAGGATATTGCGCTAACGGTAGGGAAGCTGAGAGTTGAGCTTGAGGAAGTAAAACAACACGCTGAAGAATTATCCGAAACCAAGGCTGTTCGTAACCAATGGCGGCCAGATATTTGCCCAATAACCGGACGTGCATTTTTCATGTGGATTGAGCATCCAACATTGGGAAATGTGCCGACATATGGTGGCCCATTAGATAGTTACACCATTCCAACAAAGGACGGTGACGGTGAGTTTTCATGTGAGCGTTACGATCATGATTTTGGCGGTTGGGTAGAAAGCGAATGTCTTGGGTTATATCTGATTGATGATAGAGAACAATGCAGGGTCTACGAACTGGAGGAACGCGTTAAGGAACTGGATGCTCGGGAAATATCGCTCCCGGAACGTAGCAGCATGCTTCATCGAACAGATTTTCACGATGATTACCAAACGGTAATGGCATACAAAGTTTCTGAAGTCATCGCTGCAATCCGCGCCGCAGGCATTCGCATCAAAGGAGGTGAGTAATGCGTGTGGCATGTATCGGCTTGTTACCGTACCCGACTCGTTTTTGGGCTTCTGCGCTAATTGCAAAGCCGTATGTCCTGATGGCTGACAACATCATCCCGGCACCAAAGCGCCGCCATACCGGTATTGCAGCGGCACGACGAGCAGCAAAGAGACGCAGGAGAGCAAAGCGATGAAAAACCGTAAGGCAAAACGACTTTTTTTACAGCGACCTGTGCGTGTGGTGGAGCTGGTTATTAGCAACCATAAGATAGCGGTACTCCATCCATTTGGTCAGGTGGCTTTTGCCGCAAAGCGTAAGCCTACTGCGTCACAGAACAGGCGGAAGAAAGGGTACGCTGTAAGATGAAAAACCGTAAAGCAAAGATTCTGTTAGTTCGTAGAAACGCTCCTGGCGTCTGGCAGTGGGTGAGACTCAGCAACCGACGGATGGGGTTGATGAAATATTACGGGATGATGGATTGTGGTTTTTGCAAAAAGCCCAGCGCGGCGCAAAACCGCTGGAAAAACCACTTGCGCACTAAAGGAGAGTGATATGGCGTTAACACACCGCGAACTCTGTCAGATTGCGTATAAGTTCCTTAAGCGCAACGGGTTCAAGGTTTGTTTTCATGACCGCTTTATAGCTGTAACCAGTACCGGAGAACAGCCAGATGCTATGGGATTCAGAAATTCAGCATCATGCCTGATAGAGGCGAAGTGTTCTCGTGCTGACTTGTTGGCAGATAGAAAAAAGCGTTTTCGTAAAAATCCATCTCTTGGAATGGGCGACTGGCGATTCTTTATTAGTGAGCCGGGAATTATTTCAGTTGAGGATTTACCACCTGGCTGGGGATTACTTCACGTTGTTAACGGAAGAGTACGGAAAGTACATGGGTGGCCCAAGGGTAATTGCTGTTGGGGTAATCCTGACGATAAGCCATTTACTGGAAATAAGCAGGTTGAATGCGATTACATGTTATCTGCATTAAGGCGCATGGAGTTGAGAGGGCACCTTAATGAAATATATGACGGTGTAATTGTTAATAAGAAAGAAGGAAACGCGGCATGATCACTATTACCAAAGAGCGACTACTGACAATCAAGCAGTGGCGCGAAACATACGGACCTGGTAGCAACGTTGTACTGCCAGCAGAAGAGGCGGAAGAACTGGCACGAATTGCGCTGGCATCGCTGGAAGCAGATCCAGTTGCTTATATTTTCAAACATCCGGCCGGGAAATTATTCTGGTCTTTAACGGATGAAAGCAATAAAGAGCAAGCGGACGTTATTCCTGTTTATGCTGCCGCGCCTGCGTCGGTTGTGCCGGATAATGCATCAGAGCCTCTTGCTTATGCTTACAAAGAGCTTACGCCTGAGATTATGCGCAACCATTTAGCTGTATTCGAGCGATATGGAATAGCCCCAAACGATAGCTCTACCACAATTCAGGCACTGCGAATCGCGCTGGATGGCATAGAGCGGAGCGACGCCATGCTTCATGGTGCCGAACCTGTAAGCCAAACTTACAAGTTGAACCAGCTATCGGGCAACTCTCCGGCAACTCCGGATGGTTGGATAAGCTGTAGTGAGCGAATGCCGAATACCAAAACAGCCGTTCTTGTTGCCGTGGAGTTTGACAGGAAAGGTGACTGGCGAATGAAATGGGCTACTTACATCCCCGGGCATCCTGACGCTAATGATGGGTGGATAATTCCTGGTGCGTCGTGGAAACCGTCACACTGGATGCCGCTACCAGAACCGCCGCAGGAGGTGAATCAATGAGCTGGCCTGAAGCATTCACCACGGTAGGAATTGTGATGGCGGCAGCACTGGGTTTGTATTCAATTTGTCGCTGGTGGTAACGATGGGAAAAATAACTTTTGTAGTCGAATTTGAGGATGGCAAAGAGCCACCTGTTAGCGCCAATCTTGATGTTGCTGGTGGCAGGCTGGTTTCGGTTCTATTTGGTGATTACCGCGACGACTTCTTTCAGCCTGAAGAAGTTGATGTAGTGCGAGAAGCATTAAACGAGCTAAGTGTTGATAACGATGATGCTCATGCGGAAATCATCAAAAAAATGGAACTGCTAACTCACTAAATTATCAATTATGGTGCTATCACCTACGACACCGAGAGAAAATTTATAATGTCAAAAGTAAATGTTTTGATTTTTTCAGCAATTGTTGGCTTTGGTTTTACTGCCGGAGTGCAGATTTATATTGCGTGGGAAAAAATCATCAACTACGCATGGAGTTGTTTTATTAAGTGAGGTAAGTATGTGGAGAGGTAATAGTCATGGCAAAAGCCAGATGATACTTACCGAATATAAGCTAGACCACAAAACCAATAAATCACGCTCAGTATATTTGCTCCGGCACAATAGCCGCGTAAGAAATACCGTGCTGGAACAAAATCTGACAGTTGAAATGGATAATTACGGTGGATTCAAGCCAACAATTTCGCTTGATGATTTTCCTCGTGGTTTAAGCGAAAGAGAAGCAATGCTGAAATTAGCAGAATGGCTACAAAGATTAAGCATTGCTATTGAAGATAACTGGTCTGAACCTTAAATTTATATGATGACACTAAAACATTTTCTTGACCGCCCATTATGGGCGGCAGCCGCAGGCTATGACTTTAATTATATGGATTGCATGTCTTATACTGCCAATGCATACGACCATTCGTTCAGCCTGCTGTTTAATTCTTTAAGAATATTGCCGGAAACAGAAGTTGGAGAGCTTCATTTATGGATATTGGGCTTTATCGCGGCTGTCGTTGGTATTGCTGTATGGCCTTTTATTTTCTGGCTGGTGGCTGTTGTAGTGTGGTTTAAGTGCAAGACATACCGGAGAAAGTATTTCTTAGGTGATGGAATGACCGATATTGCCAAAATGAACATTGAAAAATGGACTAAGGAATGTGAAAAGAAATGGCGCAAAAAGAAATGACTACTCTAACGACAGCATACTTACAGCAATTGGTATTTTTTGCAGGCGAGGCTACTTGTCATCCTGACGCAAACTATTTATTGGAATTTGAGAGGTTAGCGTCACCCGGTATCGTTCTGGAACTGGCCCAACAGGTGCTGGCCTTGAGACAAAAAGAGCAACATGAAAGTAATACGTGTAGATTGAATTTTGAGCAGTGGCTGGAACAGCAACGCGGAAAAATCGATGTGGACTGTGGTTGTGTGTCCACTGAAACATTCATGCACTGGCTGCGGGTAGCTTACGAGGCTGGCAACTATCCGGATATTCCGGATAGTTCGGTGCCAGCGCCAGGAAAGGGCGTCACCGGTGAACGTATCCGCATTAAGCCGCATGTTTATCGCGAACTGGTTAACCGTCTCCACGATACAGCGATCAAGTGTGCTGGCACCCAGCAATTACGAGAAAGAATTAGCCGTGTTTTGGGCGACGTTATTACGCCAGATCATCATAAACAAGCCGAGAAAAGTGACCTGGAAAGGTGTCACCTTGAGGCGGCATTAAACATTAAGCCGGGGCATACGCTTGGCATTATCGATGCTCTGTTGGTTCATAAGATGGCCAGGGCTTTATTGTCGTTGGTGGACGCTGGTGATACAAGCGAGGGTGAAGTATGAGAGTTGCAGATCACATCAAACACCTTGAAAGAATTATCGAAAACGGTGAACTCTTAAGAGATCAGATGAGACGCACGGCAGAAGCCAGGGAGGCGATAATCCGCAGTCAGGCTGGTAAATTAAAGCAATTGTCAGAGATTAACACGCTATACAAGAACAGACGTAACCGGGCGGTGATGCGGCTTCAGAAAGCACGTAATGAAATTAAATTGGTGGAGGCAAAACTGAAAAAACAGATCCAGCGTTACGATCAGCAAGATGCTTTTTATGCCGCCATCAAGGCGGCTGCTAATGAAATAGGCATCTGGAAGTTGCTGGTGGAGAAAGCAAAGACGAAGTTAAATGCCAACGAAAGCTGAACTACAGGTGCCCACCAGCACATACAGAAAATGATTGTTTCCACATCAAGGAGATTTTAATGTTTCACTGAAACATTAAGTAAGCCAGTGCATAATTCCATTTTTTACTGACCTTAAAAGCAAAATCAAAACGATGATGAGGATAATAGCCAGAATCTGGCTAATAATAGGCGCATCTAAAAATGCACTCAGGAACTGAAAAAAAGCGTTCATTCAGGTGGTTCCTTGTCAAATGTAAAGGTGCACTTGCTCACGTTGACGTAGAAACCCAACCCCTATATAGTTGGATTCGGTGAATGAAAGTCGTTAACGTGAGCTTACGGCACATGTTTTCGGAAAAACATCAGGGAACGGCTAATTCCTTGATGCGGGTGGGGTCTGTAATGCAGACCCTATCTATTAACGTCATGATTGCATCTCAAATTTTCTCCTTATCTTCAATTAATCTACATTCATTTCATCTGTTAGCCACCACAATATGTAGAAAATGGCCCTCTTGCAAGTGCATAACTTTGTGGATAACTCAGGAAGGAAAAAGTGGCTTTCGCGCACCTTCGGTCAGACAAGGTGTCCGGGAAAGTCAACGCAAAGAAAAAATTGTTAAAAATAACGTTTGTTGGAATTGTATATTTTTATCCCCTTCAATGGTTAGCATTCTATTAACATCTTTTTTTAGAGACAGAAAAACATATCGTAACAACATATATACAGTATTAAGAGGCGAGTATTATCCTGCGGTGGGAATTCTGGGCGCTGTTAGATTCGACTTTCTCAGCAGGATTACATCGTCAACTTGCGACGTTGCCGTATGACTTTCGTGTAATAGGTGACAATGATGCGGCTAGTGAGTTACTTGTGAAGTTTTTCGGAAAAGGTTTTGTGGCCTCGGATCTTGATGAGCTACAGCAACATGAAGTGTCTAATTTGATTTTTAGCCATAGCCAATAAGCCTCCCTCCTCCATCAAGGCCACAATTTGTGACCTTAAACAATTTGTTTTCTGCTTTTTCTTATTTGAGAAAATAACGTTGTTGACAGCTAATAGGCTCGTTGTTGTTATACATGCCTGTATAGATTATGACCGTAAATTATTAGCGGATTTTAAGCCATATTCACCGTTGTAGAAATTACTCATGTTCCATTCATTAGGAAGTTCTTTTCTGTCCAATGTATAGTGGCGCACGATATAACGATCTTCATCTTCTTCGATGGACAGGCGGACATAGCCAATGTGAATCACCGATACGGGCGGTGTTCGTATTGCATAGATGTCGCGGAGATATACCGGCAGCTCGACAAATGCATCAGGTGCATCTGTGATGCTCGTTTTTTCACAGTATTCATATAACGCATCGTTGATATCGTTAAGAGATTCATGATCGTATATTTCCAGGTAATTACCGCGATCGCGATGGTACTCGATTTTAGCCATTCAAAATCCCCTGTTATCGTTTTGCATTTCTCTAATCCGGTTCAGAACTACTTCGTGCTGGACTTGGATAGCGGCTTTTTCGTTTTCAAGCCGGGCAATAGACATCTCTAATTCTTTGCTGTACCAGGCGAGCTGGGCCAGGTTCATCCGGTTGTGGTCGAGAGTTGGAGACACTTCGACGCGATCCCTTTCTTCCTGCTTTAATGAGAAGAGATTCATCTCATCCCTTGAGGAAAATTCAGCAACAATTTCTTGTTGATGATCCGGTCGCTGCGGCATCCTCGCCAGTATAAATGGCGGTTCTTTTGAAAACATGAATGACGGTTTAGACCGTGTTTTGACCCATCTAGCTTGCTGTCTTTCGGCAAGTTCACAGGCTTCATCATAGTTATCTACAAAACCAAGCACGGATGGACGGTCCCACGCGCCACCATTCAGACAATAAACAAGAATTTTCCCGTCAGGTTCTGTAACTCCATAGGGATGGTCCCACCAGGCGTCCAGCTGGGCTTTGGAGCGTTTCTCGTTAGGAGTGCAGTCAAAATTTTTGGGCAATGCAGGATCGAGAGGAATGCGGGCAGGCATGGCTAATTCCTTATTAATTGATTAGTAACGAGGTTACGCTGATCCAGCGGTGATGAATAGTAGCAAAGCGCACAAAGTCATCAGAGGGGTTAAGATCCATAACGCGTTTGCACCAAAGGTGTCTCTTTAATGTATACTGTATAAATGAACAGTATTATTGAGGTGAAAACGCTATGGGCTTCCCTTCTCCTGCGGCGGATTATGTTGAAAGCCGAATTTCTCTTGATCAGCAACTAATCAGGCATCCATCAGCAACCTACTTCATGCGGGCAGCTGATAGCCATCACCGTGAGGGAATATTGCAGGGTGCTTTGCTGGTGGTTGATTCTTCGCTTACTCCAGTTGATGGTTCGCTGCTTGTGTGCGCTATGGAGGGTGAATATCGCATAAAGAGATACCGAAAGTATCCGCGCCAGCACCTGGAGGATTTAAGCACCGGGAAGAAAGAGGCGTTACCAGTAGATGACGATGGATGCACGGGCAGTAATGCTGTGTTTGGTGTGATCACTCATGTCATTAATGATGCCCGAAGTGGGGAATTTGATGATTGTCCGGTGATTTAAGCTGCAAAGTGCTGGTGCTTTATGCCTGTGACGTTTATAATTGTGTACACATAACGAGTACACGAGGTGTTTATGCAATCCATTAACTTCCGTACCGCGCGCGGCAACCTTTCTGAAGTGCTCAACAATGTTGAAGCCGGGGAAGAGGTTGAAATCACCCGCAGAGGCCGTGAGCCAGCAGTAATTGTCAGCAAGGCTACTTTCGAAGCCTACAAAAAAGCGGCGCTGGATGCTGAATTTGCATCCCTGTTTGACACCCTGGACTCCACCAACAAGGAACTGGTTAACCGATAATGAGGCATATATCACCGGAAGAACTTATTGCGCTTCATGATGCGAATATAAGCCGCTACGGCGGCCTGCCTGGCATGTCAGATCCGGGCAGGGCAGAGGCCATTATCGGGAGAGTTCAGGCCAGAGTTGCCTACGAAGAGATCACCGACCTTTTCGAAGTCTCCGCCACCTACCTAGTGGCTACAGCGAGAGGGCATATATTCAATGATGCCAATAAGCGTACCGCGCTAAACAGCGCGCTGCTATTTCTACGCCGTAACGGGGTGCAGGTATTTGATTCACCTGAACTGGCAGACCTTACTGTAGGCGCTGCGACTGGCGAGATATCTGTATCTTCTGTCGCCGACACGTTACGTAGATTGTATGGTTCTGCGGAGTAGATTAATGGCACGTAAATACAACAAGTTGTCCCGTGAAGCGTTAAAGATGCTTCTTGATGGCGTGAGTCGCCGCGAGGTAAAGCAATACCTGGTTGGTAAGCAAGTTGGTGTCAGGACCGCTATTGCTGTGTTATGCCGTCAGGAAATGGTTGTGCTTAAACAGAGAATGCCGGGCAGCAGATAAAGCCCAATCAGTGATGAAAGGTGTGATGTGAAAGCCGTAATTACTCCCTTTGTACAAAAAGAGCTTGGCGTCGCCACATTCAAAGTGGATCAGGAGGTCAGAAAGCTGGTGGAGGCTGGCCGTAAATTTATTATGGAGCCGGTGCCGCGTGAGTTAATCGAGCACATGGACGACGGCCTCGTTGTTTCCGAGCAAACTATGGCAACAAATGAGGCGTTGCAGCCGTTTTTTAACAGCGATGAACTGTTTCGCCGTATTGGTGGGATTGACTCGCTGGTGGCGTGGTTGCGCAGGAAAGAGGGGCAATGCCAGGCCGCAGATCGTAGTTGGTGTGACAACCATATTGTCCACGCTGAACGAGACAATAGCGCGGTGTTGTTGTGCTGGCATCACGATAACCATTACCGGATGCGTGGTTTTAATGAGCTGAAAGAAACGCTGCATAATAATCGCGTTAACTGGATACTGGATGTCGCCCGTCAGGAAATGGGGCTTTCAGATGGCCATGATTTAAGTATTCAGGAACTGTGCTGGTGGGCTTTCATGCGCAACATGATGCACCTGATGCCGGAAGAAGTTTGCCGTATATCAATAAATAAGATGAAAGCCGCAACGCAGGATAGCGGACCTCTGAAAGAGGCGGATATTCGCCCGTATGACGATCGCGCTACAGCATATGTTCAGATGATGGAAGAACGCGCCGCGCCGATGCGTGCAAAAGTATGCCCTGTGGATGTTGACTCCGACCCTGGCATGGCGCATTTCAAAATACCAAAACTGCAATCGCTAAAATTACCTGAGTACATGGACTTTGTTGCTTCCCGTCCATGCTGTGGGTGTGGAGCGGCGGGAGCTGGCGCTCACATTATGCCTTATATCGTTCGTCATAGTCGATTATGCGCGCATGACATTTACGCAATTCCTCTGTGCCAGTCATGCCAGCGTGATATTGAGCGTGACCGCGATAATTGGGAGAAGACGCACGGTAGGCTGGCGATGCATCAACGATTGTTCTTTGATTACGCGCTTGGAGTCGGCGCTATCACAAGTCACTCGTCGAGCGTTAGATAAAATTGCTCTAATGTATTGCTATTTCTTTAATCGATGGTATTATATTCCACGTTGATTAGTTGACATGGGCTAATCAGTAGGTGACAGGATGTTACTTAACTGGCAGGGACGCCACTTCATGGAAATAAATCACTCACGAATAACATCGTACGAGATTGCGGATTACATGATCCGCACTAAATCTCTTCTATCAGCGAAAGAACTCGCAGCAATTCTTGAAAAGGAATACCCGCATCTGGATGTCGATAAGCGCGATGTTTATCTGCGCTTAAAGGCTATCGCTGTGTCTAAGTATTCGTCTGTTTTGATTGATGACAGTACACGCCCACGTAGATTTCAGATCCACTCTCTGAATCCTGAATTCTTTCGCCGTAGCCGCGCTCCGCGCCGGTTTGATGAAAAACTCCAGAACGAACTCTATATGACGCAGGACGAAAAGGAACGCCGGGAGCACCAGCCTTGGGTAATGGCGCGTCAACTTTTCAATAAGGTGGCCCGTCAGCACCGTCATTACGGTAATGCCACATCCGCACGTATCTGATTGATTGCTTGCCCGTTCCGGGCCTTTTGACATGTGACTTTCGTTACCCTCGCGTCAAAAAGAGTTTTTACGAAAGGAAGCATAAGTGACCTGGGACGATCACAAGAAGAATTTTGCTCGCCTGGCGCGAGATGGTGGTTACACCATCGCACAGTATGCCGCCGAGTTTAATCTTAACCCTAATACTGCACGTCGTTATCTCCGTGCCTTCAAAGAAGACACCAGGACAGCGGACAGCCGCAAGCCAAATAAGCCAGTCAGGAAGCCACTAAAAAGCATGATCATTGATCACTCTAATGATCAACATGCAGGTGATCACATTGCGGCTGAAATAGCGGAAAAACAAAGGGTTAATGCCGTTGTCAGTGCCGCAGTCGAGAATGCGAAGCGCCAAAATAAGCGCATAAATGATCGTTCTGATGATCATGACGTGATCACCCGCGCCCACCGGACCTTACGTGATCGCCTGGAACGCGACACCCTGGATGATGATGGTGAACGCTTTGAATTCGAAGCTGGCGATTACCTGATAGATAACGTTGAAGCGCGGAAGGCCGCGCGCGCTATGTTGCGTCGGTCCGGGGCCGATGTTCTGGAAACCACTCTTCTGGAAAAGTCTCTTTCTCATCTCCTTATGCTGGAGAATGCCAGGGATACGTGTATTCGTCTGGTGCAGGAAATGCGCGATCAGCAAAAAGACGATGATGAAGGGACTCCGCCTGAATATCGTATCGCGAGCATGCTAAACAGCTGTTCCGCGCAGATAAGCAGCCTGATCAACACCATTTACAGCATCCGGAATAACTATCGAAAAGAAAGCCGGGAGGCGGAAAAGCACGCTTTATCTATGGGGCAAGCTGGCATTGTTAAGCTGGCATACGAACGAAAGCGTGAAAATAACTGGTCAGTGCTGGAAGCAGCTGAATTCATCGAGGCGCATGGCGGAAAAGTGCCGCCCCTGATGCTGGAGCAAATCAAAGCCGATCTGCGTGCTCCTAAGACCAATACCGATGATGAGGAAAGGCAAACAGCCGTCGGTGGCCCTTCTCTTGAAGATCTGGACAAAGTTGCGCGAGAACGGGCCGCCAACCGCCGCGCCGATGCCGCATTGTGGATTGAGCAGCGTAGGGAAGAAATCGCCGATATCGTTGATACAGGCGGTTATGGAGATGTTGATACTGAAGGTGTATCAAACGACCCATGGCTGGAACAAGACCTGGACGAAGACGAGGAGGAAGACGAAGAAGTTACCCGCAAGCTATACGGGGATGATGATTAATGGCCAGAAGTTGCGTAACGGATCCACGTTGGCGCGAGCTGGTGGCGCTATATCGTTATGACTGGATTGCTGCCGCTGATGTTTTGTTCGGCAAAACACCTACCTGGCAGCAGGATCTGATTATTGAGTCTGTGCAGGAACAGGGTAGCAAGACATCTGTTTCGTCTGGTCACGGTACCGGGAAATCAGACATGACTTCTATCATGATCATGTTGTTCATAATCATGTATCCCGGTGCCCGCGCCATTATCGTTGCGAACAAAATTCAGCAGGTAATGACCGGTATATTCAAGTACATCAAGATAAACTGGGCTACTGCCACCAGCCGTTTTCCATGGCTTGCTGATTATTTTGTTCTGACAGAAACCGCTTTCTATGAGGTTACTGGTAAAGGTGTATGGACTGTAGTACCGAAGGGCTTTCGTCTGGGAAGTGAAGAAGCTCTCGCCGGTGAACACGCAGATCATCTTCTGTATATTATCGATGAAGCCTCCGGTGTCAGTGATAGAGCTTTCGGTATCATCACCGGTGCTCTTACCGGACAGGATAACCGCATCTTATTACTGTCACAGCCTACACGCCCAAGCGGCTATTTCTACGATACTCACCATAAACTGGCCAAGCGTCCTGGTAACCCTGATGGCGTTTATACGGCGATCACGCTTAACAGTGAGGAATCACCGCTGGTAACGCCAGCATTTATCAAAATGAAGCTGGCGGAGTACGGCGGGCGTGATAACCCTATGTACATGATTAAGGTACGCGGACTATTCCCTAAATCACAGGATGGCTTCCTTCTTGGACGTGATGAGGTTGAACGTGCGACGCGGCGGAAAGTCAAGATTGCCAAAGGATGGGGCTGGCTTGCATGTGTGGACGTTGCTGGTGGTACGGGACGGGATAAGTCCGTTATCAATATCATGATGGTGTCCGGCCAGAGAAATAAACGCCGTGTAATCAACTATCGAATGCTGGAATACACAGACGTTACAGAAACGCAGCTTGCCGCCAAAATTTTCGCAGAATGTAATCCTGAGCGATTCCCAAATATCACCATAGCGATAGACGGCGATGGGCTGGGTAAAGCAACGGCGGATCTGATGTACGAGTATTATGGTATTACCGTACAGCGTATACGCTGGGGTAAAAAGATGCATAGCCGTGAAGATAAGAGCCTGTACTTTGATAAACGTGCTTATGCCAACGTTCAAGCCGCAGAGGCCGTAAAATCAGGTCGTATGAGACTGGATAAGGGTAATGAAACTATTGAGGAAGCGTCGAAAATCCCTGTAGGGATTAACTCCGCAGGTCAATGGAAGGTGATGAGTAAGGAGGATATGAAGAAAAAACTCAACCTGCACTCACCAGACCATTGGGATACATATTGTTTCGCTATGCTGGCGGATTATGTTCCCCAGGATGAAGTGCTTAGCGTCGAAGACGAAGCGCAGGTTGATGAAGCTCTGGCATGGCTTAATGAATAACTCATTGACCATGCCGGATGGAAACTATTGCGCGCTTTCGGGGTTGTCGTTTACTGGCTGCCCTTTCTTAGTTTTACGGCTGCGCGTAACTGATGCGGCTGATTTGACCTTTTTCTCTTCGCGAGTGATGGCAATTTGTTTTTTTACATTTTCAATATCTGCCAGGCGATATATTTTTGCCTGCGGCCAGCGGTCGCAGATGATCGGTTCTATAGAGTCATAAAGGCTAAATTTTGCTTTCTCGAATTCACCGTTGATGATAATTCCATCACGGAGAGTTTCATCGCAGATAAACACACCACATAGCGGCACATGGTAACTAACTGATTTACCATCATTGTAGTTAGGGCTACTAGAAATGTAATGGACGCGCAGCATTGTTTCGCTAAAGCCGTGTACGCGCATACGGAATTTTTCATCCTCCGGGTACTGCTTCATTAGCTCTTTTGTTGCTTCCAGGTTCTCTATGTATTTCGCACTGTGCTCATTGATCCCTGCGCTTTTCTGGATGCGAATGTCCTTATCAATCAGATGAATAATGCGGCCAGCGGTCATGTTGACGCTGTTCACAGCTTCTGTCTGATAAGTCGTAACCTTACGCACACCGCGAAGGATGTTAGGCACTGGATATAAAATAGTCTTTGGGATATTGAGGTCTGGGTACTGTTCCAGTTCCCGCGCCATTAAAGTCCATTTATCAATTTCAGCCTGAATGCTGTCAGTTTCTTTGAACGGCAGAACGACAACCGGGCGTACAGGACGACCGTCGCTGGCGGCATCAACGTGTTGGGCGCGTGCAACAGCTTTTTTTAGAAAGAGATCCCTGAAGCTGACGAACTCCTGGTACAGTTGTTCGCCGTAGACATAATTTATCATTGATCCTCCTCCAGAATTGACATGGCCAACAACTAACAGCGGATTACACTGGGAGTTGTTGGCCACCATTATAGAAGGATCCAACGAAAATAATAGATTTATTAGTGCATTTATTGTGAGTCTGGCTGGTTAGTGGCCATGAGATATTCGATTGTGTCAGTGAGATCATCCAGGTCGTCTTGAGTGATGCGGTACTCCTGATTGGATATCTTTGAGTAGTGTTCAGCAATGGCGCGGGCAGCGTCGGTTTCGGCGGGGTCTACAGATAAAGCGTTAGAGCAATGTCTAACGTCGTCGATGGTTGGTGGAATGAAAGCCATAATTATGCCTCACTGTATTGACAACACAGAGCCTGAAGCTCTGACCTACTGTTTCACCCATGTTCCATGCTGGGGTAATCTAACAACATTGCGCTGTGTGTAAGATGAGCAATGCATAGCTGTAATGCCGTTGTATAAGGTTTCCCTGTTTGCTCATTTCCTTCTGAGCCGCTCTACAACGCTGAAGACACATTAAATAGTGAATCCAAAGTCGTATTACGAAACGGCGGCAAAACTATAATTTATTAGAGCAATTGTCAAACAACTATGAAAAACAATCCAGTTTTTAGCTGGTGGAGTGGGATTTTTCTCTCAAAATTTATTGCTCTAATAATTCTTGATTTTTGTGCGCAGCTGGACGTAAACTCCTCTTCGGACCTGATAACTTCGTATAGCATACATTATACGAAGTTATCTTAAGGGTTATTGAACATGATCAATTTACCTGTAAATCCATACAGTTCAATACCTTATCAGGTCAAATAGTGATCACTTGATCATTTGATCAAGGTTGTGCTACGTAAAATCTGCGAAATGTTGGCAGTGTTAGTGCTCCAGATTTCGCGTAGCGCACTTAGCACCACCAATCAATCAGAGGTGAAAAATGGGATATTCAGCTGCTAAAGTGTCCACTCATATTGAGCTTGAGAAAAACCGTGGTTACTGGCGGGCAAAAGGGTTTGATCGTGATAGTTGTCAACTGTCATTATCGCGCGGTGAAGAGAAAATAGAACGCACGCGCGGTCGCTGGCGTTTCTATGACGAGAACCATAAACAGGTAAAGGCAGAGCCGATCCTGTACACTTTACTTAAAACCATTATCTGAGTGTTAAATGTCCAATTTACTGACCGTACACCAAAATTTGCCTGCATTACCGGTCGATGCAACGAGTGATGAGGTTCGCAAGAACCTGATGGACATGTTCAGGGATCGCCAGGCGTTTTCTGAGCATACCTGGAAAATGCTTCTGTCCGTTTGCCGGTCGTGGGCGGCATGGTGCAAGTTGAATAACCGGAAATGGTTTCCCGCAGAACCTGAAGATGTTCGCGATTATCTTCTATATCTTCAGGCGCGCGGTCTGGCAGTAAAAACTATCCAGCAACATTTGGGCCAGCTAAACATGCTTCATCGTCGGTCCGGGCTGCCACGACCAAGTGACAGCAACGCTGTTTCACTAGTCATGCGGCGGATCCGAAAAGAAAACGTTGATGCCGGTGAACGTGCAAAACAGGCACTAGCGTTCGAACGCACTGATTTCGACCAGGTTCGTTCACTCATGGAAAATAGCGATCGCTGCCAGGATATACGTAATCTGGCATTTCTGGGGATTGCTTATAACACCCTGTTACGTATAGCCGAAATTGCCAGGATCAGGGTTAAAGATATCTCACGTACTGACGGTGGGAGAATGTTAATCCATATTGGCAGAACGAAAACGCTGGTTAGCACCGCAGGTGTAGAGAAGGCACTTAGCCTGGGGGTAACTAAACTGGTCGAGCGATGGATTTCTGTCTCTGGTGTGGCTGATGATCCGAATAACTACTTGTTTTGCCGGGTCAGAAAAAATGGTGTTGCCTCGCCATCATCCACCAGCCAGCTATCAACTCGCGCCCTGGAAGGGATTTTTGAAGCAACTCACCGATTGATTTACGGGGCTAAGGATGACTCTGGTCAGAGGTACCTGGCCTGGTCTGGACACAGTGCCCGTGTCGGAGCCGCGCGAGATATGGCCCGCGCCGGAGTTTCAATACCGGAGATCATGCAAGCTGGTGGCTGGACCAACGTAAATATTGTCATGAACTATATCCGTAATCTGGATAGTGAAACGGGGGCAATGGTGCGCCTGCTGGAAGATGGTGATTAGCCGTCAATGTACAATAAATTGCTCTAATTATTTGATATTTATGGTGGCATATGAGAAAGGATTTCAACATCGACGGAAAATATGTAGTGCTGTCTGTAAGCACTAATATTCAGTCGCCAGCCGTCATTGTCACTGTAAAGCTGAGCGATAGAATGCCTGATATTGACTCAATATCCGTTGCGTTTCCTGTCAAAAGTATGCGTAGTGCTGAACATTTCGTAATGAATGCCACCGAGGAAGAAGCACGGCGCGGTCTTGGTAAAGTGATGTCTGAGTTTGGCGAATTTCTGGGGCACGTTAACAAAGCCCTCACAATCAGTTCAGCAAGGTCCAAAGCGTTAACAGCTTCCATGATGAAATAAAAAAAGCCTGGCAAGGAGCCAGGCTGCACAAAAGAGCGGGTTTGTATTCCGCATCCAATCAATCAAGAAGGAGTATAGCACACAGGTACTGAAGTGAAAAAATGTGATTCGCGATAAACAAAATATCTACCATTGCTCTAATTGATTGCTATAATTGAGCCGCAGTTTTTGTCAACTACGAAGACGTTGCCATTACTTCACTCCTTGACATCATTGGCGGCCATTAGGCCGCCTTTTTTTTGACCATATGAAAACAATCGAACAAAAAATTGAACAGTGCCGCAAGTGGCAGAAGGCAGCCAGAGAACGAGCGATCGCTCGGCAACGGGAGAAGTTGGCTGATCCGGTCTGGCGAGAATCTCAATATCAGAAAATGCGGGATACTATCGACCGCCGTATCGCTAAACAGAAAGAACGCCCACCAGCCAGCAAAACGCGGAAAAGCGCGGTAAAAATAAAATCTCGTGGCTTGAAGGGGAGAACACCAACGGCGGAGGAACGGCGCATCGCCAATGCTCTTGGCGCTCTCCCCTGCATTGCCTGCTATATGCATGGAGTAATATCTAATGAGGTGTCTCTGCACCATATCGCCGGTCGTACCGCGCCGGGTTGTCATAAAAAGCAATTGCCACTTTGTAGATGGCACCACCAGCATGCAGCACCGGCTGAAGTAAGAGCAAAATACCCCTGGCTGGTCCCTGTTCATGCCGATGGTGTGGTTGGAGGCAAGAAAGAATTCACCCTGCTGAACAAGTCAGAGATGGAGTTACTGGCTGACGCCTATGAGATGGCAAACATCATGCACTAATAAATATATTATTTTTAATGATAAATGATTGACAACTGACAAGTGACTTCAGTCAGAATCATCACACGCCCGGTACGGATGGATCCCTTTTCAAATATTCCATGGACGGCACAGTCTGAGTACCGGGCGCTACCTTCAGTTGTATTGCTAAGCCGCCGCTGGTGGCTTTTCTTTTTTGTAGGGGGCGCTATGGATAAGAAAATATGCGTTGTTTCGATGAGCGTCGGCAAACCGGCGTCAATGACTGCTGCATGGATCAATAACGAGCTGATAATGGCTGAGCGGACCAGCTACCCTGAACGCCGCCGCGACATGGAACTCCAGCTGCTGCGCGAATTGCGAGAAAAAGAGGAAAAGGGTTTTATCGTGCTGGTGGAAGAGGAAAACAGCTTTATTACTGGTCGAGTTGGCCAGCGTGTAAGGTTGCGCGATCCCTTCATGAACGGCAGGCCGGTACTAATTGAGGCAATGCAGATTTATAAGGAGCTAGAACGCCAGAAAGCAATCAAGTTACCGCGCAAGGAATCCGGCAAATACATCCTCCACCAAAGCATCTTCGATTCCGAACACGATAAAAAAGGCGATGAATTTTTCAACATCAACTGGAGCGAAATAACGACAGAGCATGTTCTGACGTTACTATGTTGCTTTGCGACGGAATACAACAACGTTGCCAGCGCCGACTACATCAGGGCAATGGTTGGAGAAATTGATGCCCGCCAAGAACCGTCGTTACTAAGCTCCCTTGTGAATATAATTCAAGCTACTCATGAAATGACCGCACGGAAAGTGCCTCAAGGTTCATTAACCGGCAGAGATAATTATCTTTAAACTTCTTGGGCGCTAACTATGCGCCCACGCCCATTACATTAATTAATCAATAAATACACGGAATGGCTCAAGCATCCCTTCAGGATCTTTATCCTCGTCACCAAGTGATATTAGTCTTCTGGCGAGTAGTTTTACGTCATCATCATCTTTAATGAAGCCAACCTGATCATTATTAAAATAGATATCGATTATTTTTAGGATTTGCTCTTGTGTAAAATGATTGAATTTTAATAACTTTGCTACAACTCGATGTGTTGTGGCAAAACTGCCTGAGCGGCGTAATTCATCTATAGTGAAATTAACTTCCATTTCCGCTAAGTTACTGGCTTGAGGAAAGTGCTCACCTATAAACTCTGATAAGCGGGCATAGATATGTGGTTCTGAATCTTTCTTCTTTTTCCACTCGTACTTCAAATACTCATTCATATCATCCTTTATAAAGGCACTTTTATAATCACCATCTTCAGTTATAATGTATATATCCTCTCCGTTTGGTATCGCCTTTAGCAAACACTCCCAATTGACTGCATCACCATATGATTTATTTTTACCCGGAGGGTTGCCAAGATCGAATCGGCGTTTCCCTTTTTCTATTGTTTCATCATCAGCCTCTATCTTAGACGCTGCATCAAAAATCCTTTTAATTACAACATCGGCAGCTAAAGACTCTTCTTTAAATAAGTTCTGTATATCGGTAATAATTTCATTCTTTAGCCGACTAGCTTCTATAACCTTATCATTAAATAGTGAATGTTTTTCATGCTGCCTGAAAATCTGTGGTAGCGCGGGCTTGTAGTCTTTTGCAATTTCCTTTATGGTTTCAGAGAGAACTTTAGAACGATTTCTCCAGAACTCATTCACTAAAAGTTCTGGCAACCAAAGTTTTAAACGACCATATTGATGTAAGGCAAATACTTTATCTAGCTCATCTAGTTTATCCTTACCCATTCGATAAAATTCCAAATATAGATTTGTATCAATAAAAACATTCATATCACATCCTAATTATAAGTAATTTAGGCCACTCTAAAAAATAAAGTGGCCTAATAAGAAATCAATCAGCATTCAGAAGCAATGCGTTATCTATGATGATCTGCTCCCATTCTTCGAATGCCCGATCGCGGACACCTTGGGGAACACTGTTAGTTTTGAAATCGACGACCGTCCGCCATTTCCCGTCCGGGCGGTACATGCGCAGAGCTTTACTTCCCCCTTCCCTGCGCACCTCAACGTTATGCTTGTCAGCAAACTCTTGTAATGCTCGTAGCGTCCCATGCTTTACTGTGTAGTATCGCTTTTTCAAGTTTTCTCTCCAGCCTGTGCCAAGGCTTCAACTTCCAAATCGTAAGACTCAAACTCATAGTCCTGGTCGTCAACTTCTTCAGGCACTGGCAGTAAATGCCAGGCTGAGTATATCTGACCATTATCAAAACGCTCCTGGCTGTAGAGCGTCGCGGCTATGAGTGTTAGCGCCGGGCGGTCATAACGGTAAATTTTGCGAACGTCACGGTCAACGAGACGACCGAAATTACCATAACCGCGCTCCAGTAATAATTTTTTAATTTCCGGCCAGTATGGACCATAGCTGCGGTACAGGCGGGGATTTTTCAGTAATCGCCCGCGTAGCCCTGACAGGAAGAAATCAACGTATTCGTCTTCTGTCTTTCCTAACAACGCCGTACGCAGTACCGCCTCAAGATATGTTTTATTCGGTTTTATTGTATCAGATAGTGTGGCCATATTATGCGACGCCCGGCGAACCGGGCGCTCCTGTTATGCGTATTGTTGGATGACGGCCAGAACGTCCGCCACGTTGTGTTTTGTCTCGATAATCCACCAGTTACCCGGGAAATCGCTGTTCTTTGCCTTCGCTGGCAGCCAGCGAGCGCCGAATTTCGCCTTGATTGCGTCTTTCGCACGGAAAAGAATGCCTTTCATGCCGGACGCCTCCTGAAGCCCAAATACCTCGCCAGCGGCGAATTTTGGTGCGTACATCATCTTCAGGTCGGCGGTGGATACGCGATAATTCAGACCAAGAGACTGAGCTATGCTGGTGGCATCACCCTGTATTGATGATAACTCTTCTTGTTTCTCGTTTCTGGCGGCAATTTCTTCCTCCGAGATGTTGCCAAGGGCCAGGTTTATCCGATCAGCGTCTGCCTGTTTCTCTTCATCGGTGCGCCCGGAAAGTACCGTGTTAATTCTGTGCAATATCTCCACATGATTCTTGCGCATGCTGAGTAATTCCGGCGTAACCTCGTTAAGGTCCACCAGCCCAAGGATGGCAAGGTCAGTAAACATTGATACCAGGTTGTAGGTCATGCGATAGCTGAGTTGGCCATAGGCTGATGGCAACTGCACCGCATCCATTTTATAGGCATCCATAAATTTAGAGCCGTCGTTTACGACATCCGCAATTGCCGGTGTGATTTTTCCTGTGGTGGCGGCCTCCCTGATTGCTGTTACCCACGATTGAGTCAGCACGGCGACTGCATGATTCAGATTGGCTTTCCGTTCTGCTGCAATGCGCGCACTTGCTGCGTCCATTGCCTGCTTGATCTCGTCTTTATTACTGTAAATGCCAATGGTGCCAAACTGTGCTGTGGTGATCTCATAATCTGACGCCCGGAACTCATTGGTACCGAAAATGGCATTGGTGACTTCAAGTTCAGAATCCCCGTTACGAGTAGCCCCCTGGCTTGTTTTTTCCGGCATTCTGGCGATCGCATCCGCTATTTTCTCCTGAATTGCTTCAGGGGATAGCGTATCTCCGTATGACGCGATTACATCGCCATAATTGGAGCCAAACAGTTCAACCAGGAATGTTTCTGCCGAACGGATCTGGCGGTTATTCCCTTCCGACATCATACTAAGCACCCATTTTGCAATTGACGACTTCAGCGCGCCGTCACGGCGATCCGGGTAAACCGCATGCTTCAGTGGGTCCGTATAGGTACCAACAAAATCAATGCTATAGCCTGACTCTGTAGTCTGAACGCCGTATGAGTCAGTGATTTTGATCATGCCGCGCTGCTGGAAACGGTAGAAATCGTCACAGGAAATGATGTCGTTAATCCCGGCGATGGAGACGCCGCCACTGATTTTCTGCATAACAGCATCTTCATCGGGAGTTACATCAACCTGTTTATCCAGCGTCTTCACATCCCAGTTACCCGATTTGGTGCCTTTGAAGGTAAAGATGATCTCCACGTCTGCGCGCTGGCTGTCGAAGTCCAGCGACTTAATGCGAACGATATCACCGGCACAATCGTAGTATTGGCCTACACGCCATGAGCGATCGCCGATAACAAGGAACTCACTCGCATGATTAACCAGGTCAGGATCAACATCCAGAATGCCTTTATTTATTGCATCCTCCACCAGCGGGCGCAGGCGTTTGATATCCGTCGCGGCCTTCTGAGTACGGTTCAATAATTTCTCATAGCGGGAGATGGCTTGAGAGATATTAGCCTTGCGCTGAATGGCACTTTTCAACGACGCGCGATACTGTGCTAACAACGTACGGTCTGTGTGATGGACGCTACCCCAGCGGGCTTTCCAGTCTGCGTTATCAGCTGCTTTGGCCTTTACCGCCTGTTTGAATTTAGCTACCTCGGCGGTGGTCTTTTCAAGTTCCGCTTTGCTTCGCTCTAATTCAGCGGTAAGTACCTCCACATCCTCGCCAGCTGCGTGCTGCGCCTTGATGTAGTTCTGAAGGTCGATAGTAGCCTGTTCTTTCTGGCGAGCGCGTTGCGCGGCTTTCGCCTTATCCATTTGAACCTGCATCATTGCCAGACGTTCGCCATCATCCTTAGCGGTATACATCTGCATTTCGATCATATCGTTGGCGTCGGCGTTCTCCATTTCTGACTTATCTGAACGGAGGATATCGGAGATCCAGCCTGCTTTACGCTTCAGCGTCTTCAGTCGGTATTCATCGAAAGAACCCTTGCCGCAGTAGTAGTGAACGCGAACGCTTGCACGGTTGGAGCCAACTCGGGCACCGCGACCGTTACGTTGTGCGATACTGGCTGGAGTCCACGGCAACGTCAGATGATGGATGTCAGTCGTTCCTCGATGCAGGTTGATACCCACCTCTGCCTTTTTGTTGCAGATGATGATCGGAGTCCGGCCCTCCTGGAAGTCTGCTGCAATCTTTTCCAGACCGCCCAACGACATTTCATTTTGCTGCGCGATATAGGCGTCATACAGAGCCATTTGCTCGTTGTATTTCGCTATCTGTGCATCTGTTGGTTCATCCGGTAACTCTTTCGGCGGTTTAACCGCTTTCAGTTTCTTACCGGTTTTACCTGCCTCGGCAACCGTCTGAGCATTCAGGATCCCCACCTTTGAAGGTTCAAGGTTAAGAGCATTGCAGATAATGCGCTTGAGCTTCTGGTGCTGCGTTTTTTCGTCCGTGAAGATGATTTGCTTACCTTCCGGGAAAAACTCCTTCAGCGTGGCGATCAGCTTCGCGTATTTGGGTGTAACGGGGTGAGTTACGGTCTGTTCGTCAATGCCAAAATTGGCCAGGCGCTTATTCACTTCCTGCTCGAACGCTTCCGGAACCTGCAACTGAATAAACTCGCCCTTATCTATCAGGGAGTATTGCGATTGCTGCGTGATAGAATCATCACTGTCGTCGTCTTCGCTGGTGGCTTGTTTAGGCAAACTGTCCGCCAGCTGCTGCACCGCATCGGCGTACTCCGGCAGGAAACGATAGGTGATCCGGCGATAGTACAGGTCCATGTCAGTACATACGCGGTCCATATCCCTGATTATTGAGAAGATCGGACGGGCTTTCTCGTGCTCAATCACGCCGTCTTCATTGACCGAGGACGTTACGCCATTGTTGGCTTTGGCTGCCGCTTCCGCCTGCTGACGCAATTCTTCATACGCCGCCAGTTGTTCTTCAGTAAGTGGTGCATCCTGCTGGTGTTCGTCCAGCTCCGGGATCTCCACGGTATCCTTAACGTCTTCCGCCGTTTTAAGCGTTACCCAGCGATGGAATATACCGCGCAGCGCATCAAGGTTTTCAAAGCCCACCAGCGCCATTTTTTCTTCAACTTCACCGCTGATTTTCTGTACCGTTTCCAGCCTGGTCTTGCCGAAGAATTTAACGAAGTCATCAGGACTGTAGATCCCCATCTTCTGCCAGTATTCCTTCGGCAGAACATGAGAAAGCATGTTGTATGCATCGATCGGGGTGTTAACGACTGGCGTTGCAGTCAGGAGAACCGGTCCGCGCCCGCCATTCTTTTTCATCAGGTACGCGTTTTTGATTGCCATATCTCGCGCCGATTGCGCCACCGCGCTGGTGGGCAGATAGGCCAACTGTGACGCTTCGCGACCATTTTTATAGCTATTGCGGTAGTTGTGGCCTTCGTCAACGATCACGCTATCGAAGCCCATATCCTCAAAGTACGGATACTTATCTGATTTTTCGGTGCCGGTATCTGAATACTCCGACAATATACGGCGACGCGCGGCCTCTTTGCGGTGGGAGTCGGAGTCCATTGCGCTGGCTACACGCCCGGCGGCAACAAAGTCCAAAAGCATATCTTGAGCATGCTCATCTACGGTTTCATCGCGTAGAGGAAGGCGGAAGTATTGTTCTTTGGTGAGCACTACAGCACGGTAATTTGAGTGCGGGATAGCGTTTATCCGCGCCGTGATAGTGGCTTCATCAGCCAGCTTAAGGGCATCGCGCATAACGGGAGTGCCATCTGCACCAACGACAGGTTTACCGTTCTCATCGAGTACCGGCACCTGGCGAATCTGATCGCCATCCATCAGCACATCAAGACCGACAAACAGGTAGTTACTGAATGCCTCTTCACTCAGGAACTCTTTTGCCTCGTAATACCAGTTTTCCAGCACTGATTTAGGTACTACATACAAAGTTCTGGTTGATCGGCCATTCTCATAGTTGAACGCCTCAAGCGCCAGCGCGGTCGTCGTTTTACCCAGCCCGGTGCCGAAGCCCAGGATGCCGCGCCCATCTTCGGACAGTCGGCGTACCTCGCTATTCTGGTAATCAAATGGCTGGCGCTTACCGCTTAATCCCTTCAACCCAAGCGGATCGCCAGAGTGTTCATACGGGATATTGCTATTGAACACATCGTTGTATTTGGCAACCAGTTCATCGTAGCGATCGTGCGTCTTGATCCACTTATTGAACTGGTCCTCAAGCAGTGCCATCTGCTCGCGGTAGCCGTTCGCCGTCGCGCTATCTTTGCCACCGATACGCGCACCATTGAGATACTTTTCCAGCTGTGCCGGGAACCCGGTCGCGTTTTCTCCTGATTTACGGTCCCACTCGTAGCGGATCTCGCCTGTTTCTTTATCCTTGCGCTGGACGACACCGTATCGGTGCCCGACGAACAGGCCATCACCACCGTGATAGGTGTCAGAAACCATTTCGTCGCCTTCCAACTGCACTGACTGCACATAGCGCAGATCCGGATAGCCGTTTTCCTGCAAAAACTCCAGAATGACGGAACGGTCGAACCAACGGCTATTGAGCTTAAACCGGATATTCTCTGCTGGCGTCTTGATGCGCTTCTCTTCGATCGCTGCCAGCTGATTAAGGACGTTGTTCTTTACTGGACCGTCGGGGAGCGTGGCGAGGAATTCCTGTTTTGGAGCCACTATCTCGTTAATGTCGCCGCTGGTGGCGCGGGCGAACGGAACAATCCCGCCATACGGTGAAACCGCAATGCCAGGGGTGCTGGCCAATAAATTAAGCAACTCGTCATCACTGGCTGGCAGTTCGCCGGTAAACGCAAGGCGGAAATCATCGAGCTGGATTGGATCGCGAGTGAGATCACTGTAGAGATAACGCAGGGTGTCCTGATAGCTGGTGGAGTCATAACTGGCGCTGGAATCATGCGTAACCAGTTTTCCTGTCAGCTCGTCAGAAATAGTGCCATCCAGCTTAATTGCACCACGGAAAGCAAACCAGGCGCGCGCACCGCTCCCCGATAATTTCGCTATCGGACCGCGACCGGGGTTACCAAAACGGTCAATCTCTGCCTGCAAACGGGATACCAGAGAAAGGCGCTGCTGTTCGATTTGTTCAGCACTATGCCCGGCGGCCTTCATGTCCTGATATTCAATTAACATCCGGCCAATCATCGCCCCGCGATACAAGCGTTCACGGTATTTTTCAGGCTGGCTGTTAATCCAGTCCACCAGCTGCACCATATCGTCGCTGATTGATGTGGTGTACTTATCGCGGACATTTGCCATCTGGGTAAATGTCATACCGAGACGGCCTTCTGTTGTAGTCAGGTTACGCTGAAGAGCCTCCCAGCTGTCCGCGCCATAACTGGCAACATCAATCTTCAGCTCCTTCCCGGCATCAGATTCAATCCAGCGACCACCAGCATATTTTTGCCATACGCCATTAATCAGGCGCATTTCCCCCTCATCAACAACGTCTGCGGTCGGTGACGGTTCAGCCATATCGAGCAAAGACCAGTCGATACGACTTTCGAAACGATGAATCAGCTTCGCTTTAAGAGCCTGGTTATCAATCTGCCCGTCGGCACGAACCTCAATACGCCCCTGGAAGCCCTTTTCCTGGGTACCATGAACAAACCGGCGGCCGTCCTTTTCAAACCACTTGCCAGAAATAAACGTTGGACAAATCACATTTGCCGATTCAAGAGTGCTTTCATCCACCAGGGGGATTTTCTCAGCCATCTCTGCCGGATGCTTGCGCATCAGCACCACATCAACGACCGTACTGGTCCCGTTTGCGTCAAAAGTACCGGTAGGCAAGCGGTGGGCACCAAGAAATTCAGCTTTACGGGATAGGCGCAGGCGCAACCGCTTCATGTTTGAACCTGAAACAATGGACGGCGGCACAATCACACACATGAATCCGCCTGGCTTTATCTTGTCCAGCATGCGGAGCATGAAGTAAGACCCCATATCCGTTTCTTCTGCGTAAGGCTTATCGATGTTGCGTGTGTTATCACGACCGCCGAACGGAACGTTACCCACAACATGGTCGAATGAATCGTTAGGTGTGCTTATAGCCAGCTGTTCGAACGGGGAAATCTGTACGCTGTCTTCCGGATGTAACAGCTGGTTTATACGACCGGAAACACTGCTGATCTCAGTCGCGGTCATCACCGTACCAACCGGTTTTGTCTCATTAAAAACGCCGGTGCCCGCCGATGGTTCCAGAGTGTTACCTACGTCCGCGCCATAGAGCTTCATGATCTCCCAGACGCCTTCAGCGATAGGCTTTGGTGTGTAATATTCGGAGACGGACCCGCCAATGCCGCCTTCACCGGTGTACCCAGCCAGGATCTGGCGCTGTTCATCTGTCAGTGTCGCGCCGTCCACCAGTGAATTAAGCAAATCTATCGCCTTCTGATTCGCCTCCCGGCGCAGTCGGTCATAGCTTTTGCCTTCCACCTTTTCCACGCCGTATCTAATCGGCGCTCGGTGAGATGTTATTGCCCTAATGTATTTCAATATTTCGCTGACACTTGAACAGCGAAACACCCCCATAGATAGCTTGTTCATTGGTAATCCTTAACAAGTGACTAGTGTTAAATTCCGTTCAAACACGATGCGAATTATTCTAATTAAGGTGCAATCTTGGCAGACAATAAAATCACGCTATCCTCGGTCAGGAAGGCGCTGGCGGGGGTTTTTAAAGACAACGGAGAACGGGACAACATCCTCCTGTCCGCGCTGGCTGTGCACGGCGGAAGTGGGTATTTGTTTTCTCGCGCAGGGGCACCGGTACAACTGTCCGGCTTCTTAGGCGGCAAACCGGGCGATAGTGGCATGGCTGGCGATGGGCTGGTGGACGGAAGTCGCTTTATCTTTGATGAAGTTCAACTGCCGGAAGACCGCTTGCAACGCTATCCGCTACTCGAAGAGATGGCGGTTTACAGCACGATCGCCACCGCGCTGAACATCCATATTACGCACGCGCTCTCTTTCGATAAGAAGACCGGACAAACCTTCTCTATCGTGCCGGTACATAACGGAAACGATAGTGACTATGACGCCGCGCAGGCGTTGTGTGACGAGCTGATGAACGACGTCGGGCGAACCATCAACAAAGAGGTCGCCGGGTGGGCATTTATCATGTCTGTATTTGGGGTGGCTTATGTCAGGCCATACGCCAAAGAAGGAATAGGGATCACGTCTTTTGAGTGCTCCTATTACACCCTTCCGAGCTTCATCAAAGAGTTCGAGGTCAGCGGCAACCTGGCGGGATTTAGCGGCGATTATCTGAAGGACGCGTCAGGGAAAATGGTTTTCGCCGATCCGTGGACCATTATCCCTATGAAAATCCCCTACTGGCGGCCTAAGTCAAACCTTATGCCTGTGCACACTGGCCATAAGGCTTACAGCCTGCTGGATAATCCGGAAGAGCGCACGCCGATTGAAACCCAGAATTACGGGACCAGCTTGCTCGAATACGCCTACGAGCCGTACATGAACCTGCGTTCGGCGATCCGCTCGCTGAAGGCAACGCGTTTTAATGCGTCGAAAATTGACCGAATCATCGGTCTGGCGATGAATAGTCTGGATCCGGTAAAAGCAGCCGATTATTCACGCACCATTACTCAGACGCTTAAACGAGCAGCTGACCTGATGGAAAAGCGTGCACGCGGCGCGAATAACATGCCTACGGTGACCAATACCCTGCTGCCTATTATGGGCGACGGCAAGGGACAGATGACTATTGATACTCAGACCATCCAGGCTGACATCAACGGCATTGAAGACATTCTCACCTATATGCGCCAACTGGCGGCAGCACTTGGCCTCGATTACACCCTCCTGGGGTGGGCAGATCAAATGTCCGGCGGACTTGGTGAAGGTGGATTCCTGCGCACGGCAATTCAGGCCGCCATGCGCGCCTCATGGATCCAACAGGGCGTAGAAGAGTTCATTCAGCGGGCTATCGATATTCATCTTGCTTTCAAGTACGGCAAGGTATACCCGGAAGGTGATCGCCCGTACAAAATCGAATTCCACTCCGTTAATACCGCTCTGCAACAAGAGCACAACGATAACCGCGACTCGCAGGCGAACTACGCCACCATCGTTACGCAAATCCTCGATGCCGTCAGCAATAACAGCGTCCTCGCCAATTCCGATGCATTCAAACGTTACCTGTTCAGCGATGTGCTGGAGATTGACGAAAAAATCTCTGAAGCACTAGTGAACGAACTGAAAGCGAAAAGCGAGGACGACGATCACCTGATGGATTCCATCATCAAAACACCGCCACAGGAACTGGCGCAAATCCTTGAATCGGTCTTTAAAGAGGGAAACGATAATGACTGATGTTTTGAAAACGGTCACTGACCGCTTTTGTCTCTATAGCAATGCTCGAAAAGGTCGCCAGAACGGGCGACAGTATGTATTAAGCGCGGTCAAGACCATGCTTGAAAGCAAGGAAACTCAGGAAGGTTTACGCCTTGGAGAGCTTTTCGGCTATTACGGTCACGGTCGCCGACAGCTGACTGGCAAACTGGAAGTACCAGAAACCAGCGTGATCATGGTGGAAGGTCGCCCGGTCGTAATCGACAATGTTCCAGCGTGCCGCACAGTGGCTATATCTGTTGACGACAACGGCATCGTTACCCATACACAGGAAATTCTTAACACAGAGCCGGGTAAAATTGTCGCCGCGATGATCGAAAGCCGAGCTGGTGGCTGGAGCTGGGCCACTGGCGGGCGTGAGTCCGGGAAAATCGCTGTAACCACCAGCTTCCATGGTGTGGATTATGTGACAACGCCGAACTATATCAGTCTGGATCATCCTGCCAGCGCCGGAATGTTTGAAAGCGCGGATTCTAAATCTCTACTGGCAGAGTCCCTGGCGGCGCATGGGTACTCCGACGAGTCAGTGCAGGCAGTTATATCCCATTACGGCAAAATGGCTGAACTGGAAATGATGGTGGAGGCGACAGAGCGTACGGCAGAACTGGAAACCGCACTACTCGAAAGCCAGGGCCGCCACCTCGAAGCAATGGCCAAGATCGCAGATGCTGAAGCGCGAATCGCTTTGCTGGAGAAAACAGCGGGTATCCGCGACGATGTGCTGGCAGCGATGCAAGACGAACTGGATAACCTCCCAATCTTCGTCTCCGCAGCCCAAAAAGACGCATTCCGCCTCAAAGAACCTGGTGATGCAAAAATCGTTGCCACACTTTTCGAATCTCTGATCAAAGTTGGAGCACGCAACTTGCCTGTCACCAAGAAAATTAAGGAGGTTCCGCAAGCGGCTAACGTCCAGGCACCGCGTGAGACAAGCATCATCACGTTTAATAATTCAATCAATCCGTTTAAATAACCACCAAAAATAACCCCGGCGGCTGCCGGGGTTATCGTTAACTATTATCGCCTTCGTCTGCGTGCCATATATTTGCGCACCGCGCGACGTGGGCAATCTGAAGCGGTTTCTTTCTGCTGCATCAATCTTGCAGCCATGCTCAAAAATGTCAGGCACAGCCGAAGCCCGGCATATAATAGCGGTTCCAGTGGCCACGTCTCATTGAGCACATATACCGCCATGAAAATCGAGTCAAAAACTATCGCCGCCAGCGATAACTTCATTGTCGAAAGTCGGCGGAGCTGCCGGAGTTTATTCATTGACAAGCCCCGTCAGGCAAAGCTGGCGTTCTTCTTCACGGCGAATCTTTAACCCGGGCAGGGGGACGCCGTTACTGTTCACAAAATCAGGGAGATGGTTACACATATTCACCCATTCCCCTTTCTGCGCCCACTTGTGGATGGACGTTTCGACTCGCATGCCTCGCGCTTTGCTGTAGTAGGTCCGTAAACTATTGCATCCCATATTGAATGCCGCGCTTGTCATTGCGCTGAAGGCATTATCGGGCATGTCTTTGCCCCGGAAGTGCTGGTTAATACAGCGTTCAGCGATCAGGATATTCTTTTCCCAATCAGCGGCGATTTGCTGGTCGGTTTTTCGCGCGCCTGGCGTTACCCCGTGTGTATTACCAATCCCGTCAGTCCATACACCCGCCGGGCACTTGTATGGATCACGTCGGCAACCTTCAGCGTTTCCGATAAGCTCAAGCCCCGCCTGGTTGGTTCGCACATTGCCATTACCCATCACGATGGTAATCATCATCGCGATAGCGCAAATTGCACCGCCTCCTGCGGCTGTTTTTCCCTTCATAAAGACCTCATAAGCGAATTTTTTACGCTCCAGGACAAACACCCATTCACAGCCAATACCGACTGACTCGATCCCTTTAGAAGGCACAGGATAATGCAAATCACTTGTTAGCTACGTTTCAAAGATATACATTATTGCTCTAATTAATTTATTTTATTAGGTAAGATAAGTGGCACAACGCGGTGTAAACAAAGTCATCCTGATTGGTACCCTGGGGCAAGACCCGGAGATCAGGTATATACCAAATGGCGGAGCGGTCGGAAGACTTAGCATCGCAACGAATGAATCATGGCGCGACAAGCAAACGGGCCAACAGAAAGAGCAAACAGAATGGCATAAAGTCGTTTTGTTCGGAAAACTTGCTGAAATTGCGAGTGAGTATTTACGAAAAGGTTCTCAGGTCTACATCGAAGGGAAACTTAAAACCCGTAAGTGGACAGATGACGCCGGTGTAGAACGTTACACGACGGAAATTATCGTCAGCCAGGGCGGCACCATGCAAATGATCGGCGCTCGCCGTGACGATTCACAGTCCTCAAATGGCTGGGGGCAATCAAACCAACCTCAAAACCACCAGCAATACAGTGGTGGCGGTAAACCTCAGAGCAACGCCAATAACGAACCTCCAATGGACTTTGACGACGATATTCCGTTTTGAATGTGTAAAAAACGACTGAAAGAAAAGCGGTGGTCCAGACGCCGACAAAAGCACGAACTCGCAAACAAACGCCAAAGTTGGCAATGGCACGCGCTTTTAACGAATAGAACACCCCGAGATATTGCTTTCGCTGGTGGGAAAACATTCCTGACCCACCTGAAGGCGCAATACATCAGGTTTTAAGCAGAGGAAAGACTATGAATAACATGACAACGAAAGAGCTTTTGACGGTACTTCCAAAATACAAAAGCCATAAAACAGTTCGTGCCTCAAAAATCAAAGATATCGAAATTATCGCCCTAATGGATGTGGTCCTTTTTTGCAACATCGAAGTCGTTGAGCCAGAAGGGGTAAAAGTCCATGTTGATAAAATGTTTTTGCAAAAACACCGACCAGAAATTGGCGGATATCTGGTCGCTTATGAGGACGGATCTCTGTCCTATTCACCAGAAAAAACATTTGAAGAAGGCTTTAGTCGGACTAACGACTTCTTCGAAAATGGGGTATCGCTCAGTATTGAAGGTCACAATGGGGTGACATTCATTACAGCCAGGGACGTAACTATTGCTGCCAGTGGCATCATTACCACACAAGAAGAAATCGACCTTGAAGCAGCCGACTTTTCTGACGCGCTGATGTGGCTGAAGGATGGCAAGAAAGTTGCTCGACGCGGGTGGAACGGCGAAAACCAATTCTGCTGGCTGGTTCCTGAAGGACAGTACCCGGCACGAATGGAAGCCATTAAGGGATATTTCCCCGGCGACCTCGTTCCGTATGGTGCTTATTTCGCCTTAAAAAATGCACAAGGTGTAGTTGTTCCGTGGGTTCCTTCTGTAGGCGACTTACTGGCATGTGACTGGTTTGTAGTGGAGTGATTTAACGTGGAAAATACTAAAGCAATTCAATACCGCCTGCGTAATGGTCAGAGTGTCGAAGTGACCATCAATAATGATGGTGTGCCTGGCGAAAAGGTTTCGATCTCTGATCTGGCTATCGAAAAAACCATCATGTGCCACCTTGGCTTTACTGAAGAAGTGAGCAAAAAGCATGGTGTAGCTATCTGGCGCACAATGGATACTGGCATGCGCAGATTCATTACTGCTCGTACCCCTGGTATGACCATGATGGACCTCATGCAGATTGCGCCGCTGTTTGAGTGTGAACCTTTGGATGTATTCAGCAATCCAGCTATCTGCCAGCAGTTATATGGTGAGATGAAACTCGCGGTTACCCCCATTGTGCTGCATGAAGGATCGCTTGCTGGCGTGTGGAAAGTAGAGCGTATTTCAAGTTACATGCCCTTCCATTTCCACGTCAACGGCATAATCACTGGTGAAAACCAACCTGTTTCCGTTACAAAGTCAGACCTCAAGCGCGCAATTCTTGAAGCAAGTTGTCGAGTTATCGGCCTGGGCAAACAGTCTTATGTTTCCTTCCCGGCTGGCCCTGAAGGCCCGGCAGAAATTCTGATTATGGATGCCGATCTGCTCTGGCAAATACAGTTTCTGATTGGCAAAAGCATCATCCGCGCTGAAGAACTCGATCAGTACATTACCTGCACGATGACGGATGAAGTCAAAAGTGTGGCTATAGCCAATGCCCGGAACCTATGTCGTGCTGCATTAACAGAACTGCAAGAAAACACCACGGAAGAAGTGGAAAGCGATTAAAAAAATCCCGCCAATCGGCGGGATTTCTTCAATATACGATCTGGTCTACATGATCACCAAAATCATCGTCGTCGTCGTCCTCATCGCCACCATCTACTGCTGGCCAATCAACAAACCAGCCAGCGTAAAGATGCAGCGTTCGGAGAACATCACTTGCGGGAGCATCAAGGGTGTTAACGAATCCCATATAGCTATTGGGATTTGCCCCAGCTATGGCTTCAGCGATCATGTCCTCGGTAATGTCACCGGAGATAATGCTTAAACGCCCGGAAACTTCTTCATTATCATCAAATTCGATAATGGCATCTCCGCCTAATGGCGCTGCGATTTTAATCTGCATTATTTAGCTCCTTTGCCACACCTAATAACAGTTCCAGCAATCCGTCACCATTCATCAGTGATGCGGCAGCGGCCTCTTTGTCATGATACAACTGAAGAGCCATAGAGAATACTTCCGTTGCTGACGTTTTGGAAATAGTCGGTGATTTCTGCCGAATTTTCCCGGTGTTACTTACTGAGGCTGGCGGGTATACCTTCGCCATATAAATATTACTCAATCGAGATCTGAAGCACCATTCAGGCTTGCCACGCCCACCGATATTAACGAAAGATGGCTTATCCCCTTCAACATTGGCCTTCAGGAATGACCGGGCTTTCTCTAACAAACCAGGGTTACTGTACTCAAGATGATGACCCAGCTCGTGCCACAGTGCACTTGCATTTTCATCGTTCAAATTGACAGCAACAACACCATTAAGATTTGCATATGCCCTTCCCTGGTGGTGAACCACCTTTGATAAGGTCGAAATTTTACCGCCGGTCAGGCGATAAATATCAGCAAGTTCCTTGCGCAGGTCTATCCCACCATTCTGTCCAGCGCGGGCTTCTTCCACTTCTTCCGTGATAAAAGAGTCGGCCCACTCAAGAGCTTTTTCTTCAGATACGGATGAGTTTGCGATCGCACTGTTCATGGCAGATAACACTTTCTCGTGGACCGAACCCATACTTCGCTGATTCATTTGCCAGCGTGTCTGCGGGTTATATGAGAATCGCTTAAGTAGTTGGTCAAGCTGCTCAAGTTCTTCTTCGCTGACATACTTTTTAGCCTCACCAATAATGCCGGGGAGAATATTGCCGTTAGGATTAAACGCTCGCGAAAGGAAGAGTTTCAGCGCCCCCATGCCCTCCGATGCTTCAATATCACCAATAACACGGTTAACAATGGCCGCACTCTTCGGATTAGCATCCGCCAACGCTCTGGCTACGATTTGCAGTGACGATACGACCTCACGCTGCATATCAGTCCTGATCTCATCAATAAACTCTGGCGTTATGCCGTGCTCTTTAAGGATATCCCTGCCTTCCGCCGTTACCCCATCGATATCACCGACATGTTTATTAACCTGACTTTGCAATGCCTTAAATGCCTTCAGAATTCCACGGGCATCATCAGCTTTACTAACGGCCTTCCTGAATGCTGGCAAGAAGTCAGAGTTAACCTCATTTTGTTGATCGGCCCACTGAATGGAGGCTTCTTTCATCTCGTCCAGAGTCAGATCACCCAACGCGGTATGGTCTGTGAATATGAGCGACAACCTCTGAACCATTTCTGCCAATGGTGATGCCGTATGCGCCGCGCTAAGGAATGCTTTCACCCTGGTTGGGCGAATGGAAAACCAGTCAATAGCTGGTGGCATATCTCCGTTTTTTATCGCCTGCGCTATCTCGTCAAAGCCATCGCGCCCAAGGGAGGATGCGTGATTTAACAAGCCGCGAAGTAACGAATTGCTGATACCGAATAATCGGCACCATTTTTTCACGTCGGCAACAGGCATTCGAACAAAATGCGCAAGCACTTGAACAAGCTGTTCATCCTGGGGATCTGTACGGGAAAGCAGCCTGATCAGATGAATAATGTCTTTGGTGCCGGATGCCCGATGCAATAGCAAACTGGTATATGGAGCAACGCCGTTGTAACTACCGCCGGAAACGGACTCGAAAAGACCGCCGGATATCCCTTGCATGCCTTCGTTTTCCAGTTCCTGAGACACCTGGCGAAGGATATCCTGTAACGACACATCACCACCGCCAAACATATCCCCCAGCGCCTGGCCCTGGTGCTGTAACTCATCATTGATACGTTGAGCCATCAATTTAAAGGCGGTGGCCATACGCTTCGCGCTACGGTTATTCGCGACGATGAACAACGCGAGAGCTTTCACTTCCGGGGCTGTTTCGCTGAACATATCCCCCTGAGCAATAACATCGTTAATATGTTGGCCTGACTCCTTCGATTGCCTTACCAGGTCTACCGCATCTTTCAATGCCGCCAGCGCCTTTTTATCGAGGCTATCCGCTGTTTCAATACCATCAACGATAGTTGTCACAGCCTGCTTGTGCGCTTCTCCTGATAAAGCCTGCATCTGGACAAAATCATTGGCTGCCGCATTAAGCGCCGTCAGAACATTACGCATATCCGGATCAGGTTCTTCTGCAACCATTCTTACCAGGCGCGCATCCTTATATGCCTTGGCAAAGATCGCGTTTTGTATACGGTCAACAAGTTGTCGTGTTGGTCGCCCATCTTCCGTTACAAGGCCAGCAGCCTGTGTGGCACCAACTTGCGTCATGAATCCGCGAATAAACGCGTCATTACTGCGGCTAAGCAGATCTCCGCTTTCTGATGGGTTAAACAGCGCCATCATCGCCGGAGTTATGCTGTCGGCATCAACAAAAGCCTTTTCACTGGCTGCCATTTCCTGGAGATCAGAAATATTTGAGTCCTTGGCAAACTGAACACGGTCAACCTTCGTTAACCGGCGGCGCACCAGTACCGGAGCCGTCATTGATTCAACCTTTTCAGGTCGTATGCCGAATTCGGTCGCATGTTCAATCAGGTACTCACGATACCGATCCGCATTGCCGTCCTGATAGGCTTTGATGATCCCCATGGTCCGTCCATTACCTGACTCAACGGCATTGTCCTCACCAATTATCGGCGCGCCATGGCTGGATAAACCGGAATCGGTAAGCTGAGCAGGCCGCAAATCCTTGGATATCTGGTTGACCTGAAGAAGGCTGGATGCGCGGGTCCGGTCGCGCGGCTGAAGTTCCTGGGGATAGTCCGGATTAATTTTCCCGTCCAGAGTATTGGATACCAAAAGAGCTGAGGCATCGACGATATCAAACGCTGTTTTTACCTCGTCTCCCTTCGCTGTCACCACATACGAAACCCGCCCGTAATCGGGCAGGTTTTTTAGCAGCTCGATCAGCGTTTCTATGCTGGTGGCCATCACCACCTGATCGCTTAAGCTCATCCCTGTTACGCCTTATGCTGCCTCTTTAATGTTAGCGGCTATCCATGCCGCCGTGTGTTGTTTAACCTGGTCCAGATCGATGTATGTGCCAACATATTGACTCAAGTCCTGCAACGTACCGATAAATGCATCGGTGCTCTGATCGACGAATTTATCAGCCAGGAAATCAGCAACCAGTTTTGGCACACCATCATGTACCGAAGGTTGTTTTTCCTCGCCACTACCGCCGCCGGACGCGCCGTACCCCATCTGTTGCATGATCTGGTCAATTTCATCGCTGATATCCAGCAACTCCATGCCACTCGCGGTAGCCGCTTTGGACATCAGAGCATCCAACTTATCGCTGAGATCCATTAACTCAATAGCTGATAGTGTCATGCCGCTACCCCCGCTTTCTGGATTGCTACCAGCAGATCAGCCAGGTGGCGAGCAGCGCCATTAACCAGCTCTTCGTTTTCCTCAAAACGCCCGGCAGCCTGAAGGGCTGCAATCGCTTCCCGGACATTGCCCCGGGCGTTACGGATCTCCGCCATGTCAGTGCTTTGCATATCCATCACGTTATTGAGATATTCAATGGCTTTATTAGCCTCTGCATCTGCTTCGCTAACCGTTTCATCAGGCTGTGCCGGGGCCGGTTCTGGCTGAGTAATCTCACCGACTTCGGCCTGCAATGCATTGATCATGCTCTGCACCATTTTCTCGGTGCCAGCGCCACCCGGAAACGCAATATTGGGGAAAGTTTTTTGAAACTGAGTTTTCAGCATTACGCGGAACTCGTCTGGTGAGCTGGTGGCCAGATCCAGAGCTTTTTGTGCATATTTGCCAAACGGACCATTAGTAAGTGTCTTCGCCAGGAAGTCGAAAGAATCCTCGCGAGGCAATAACTTCAGGTCGTACTCACTCATTTGCTGATCAGAAAGCGGGGTATCGTAAGTAGCAATGCCGTAGCGTGCATATTCATAATACGGGTCACCTTCATCAGGGCGCGGCAGAATTGCTTTGTTGCCTTCAGGTATTGCGCCAGGGGCCGCCGGACGCATTTGCAAGGCATATCGATATGCACCTACAGAGACTTCTGGTTCAGGCGAAGAGCTACCGGTATCCTCCGCTGGTTCAGGTTCGACGTTTTCCGGTTTATGTTCTTCTGGTTGGACCAGATATTCCGATACATTACCCGCTTTATAGGCTTTAAACAGCTTGCCGATCGCATCTGCCATGTCCACACCCTGTATGGATTTAGCCTTGATCATGTACACGCTGCCATCCGAATCGGTTAACTGGATATACCCTTCGCCGTCCTCAATGAATTGCTTCATTGATGCTCCATTACTGAGCGTCACTTCCCCGTTCATATGCATACGATTTTTGATACTGGCAAGGCGATCCGTCAGCGCGCGCGAGTGCCCACCAGTCATCCCCGCTGGATCAATGGTATCGCGCCCACCTGTGCGATTGAGCTGATCAATCTCCGTCTGCAAACGCTCATTCTCTTCATAAAGAGAATCCGCTTCCGATGCAACAGCGTTAATTTTCTGCTCCAGATCTACCTTCTGCCCTTCTACCGCTGCCACCTGATCCGCGAGGTCGCTCATGGCATCCTCTTTCTGGTCACTGTCAGCCTGTAGTTGGGTTATTTCATCAACCAGGGCTTTTTTCTTCTTCTGCGCACGCTGGAATTTTGCCGAGTTTTTCTCTGCAAGGTTGGCAAGTTTCATGGTGACCTGCGCCAGCGTCATATCACGTCCACTCATCGGAGCAACGGTGTGAGTAACGTCTTTTTTATTCAGTAAGAACTGGAAAGCAACCAGCGTATCGCTATTGGTGATCCGGTTTTCCGCTGTCGGGCTATGAAACAGAATGCTGATAGTCTGACCATCACTGAGCGGAATAATGGCTGGCAGGACCGGCAGCCCGTTAACGTTACGTGCCCGGCCAATTTCAGCACCGCCGATCGCGCGCGCACCGCTCTGGGCCACCTCCCCCGTTTTATCACTCCCCGCAGAGATTCCGGTACCATTCAGCTTCTGGTTCAATGCCCGGACAAATGCCTGCATGGTCCGGTGTAACTGCAAACGAGTAGAACTAATCGCCTCCAGTAAATCCGTAGCACACCAGTGGATCGGCGTGTCATAGAAGAACGTAGCCTCGATTTCCTCCAGGGTGTTGGATTCCGTCATCAGATAGCGGTCCTCACCGGCCATTAATGCGCGATATTCATCATCAGTCACTGGCGGGGGAAGCACGTCAAGCCCAGGCTTGATCGTCACCCCTTTATTGATATTTAACTGTTCCATGTTAATTTCCTGCTTTCAGTTGCTTAAGACGACGTTTGAGTTCGCCATTCCGTGCCTTTTCGTTATTGAGTCGGCCCGTCTCCTTATCCAGCTTCGCCCGCAAATCAGTGATCTGCTGTTGGTTGAAAGACACCGAATTCTGCGCGGACTTATAAGCGGCAACCACCTGAGCATTCCGCTGTTTTGCTTCTTGCAGGCGCTGAAAGTTGGATTTAACTGCCGGTTTCTTGTCTACCGGATTGGCAACACGCTTCGCTTTGGCGATCAGTGATTTCTGGAATTTTGCGGAGTTTTTGCGGGCCGCCTGTCCCATGACGGTACCAAGCGTCTTGATATCCGGCGACTGAGCGTTAGGAATAGCTTTTCCATTCAGCTTCACAGACGATATATCGCCAGTATCGTTTACCTGTATGGCAAGAATTTGTCCGTCGTTAAGAACCAGCTTTGCGGTTTTAACTTTAACGCCATCTTTCGTTGTTGCGCGGTTGCTGGAGTCAACCTCAATTACCGTAACACCGGTTTTATTGATCGCCGCGATAAGGGATTTCAGCCCCTTTTCATTAACCTGGTCAAAATCGACCGTTGCATACTTATTTTTCGTCATCTGACACATCCTGTGCGAGATTTATTACGTAACTTCTGCGGATTTGCTGAGTAACAGGGAAAATCCGATACAACGGGTTAATGAACGAGTCGCCATGCGTAACCATGACGTTGAAATGCCACAGTCGCTCTCCTTTACCCATATATTCAGTGGGTATGTACAACCATTCACTGTTTTCGCCCTGTTCAGCCGACGTCAGACAACGTTGTTCACCTTCAATCACTGTCGTCGGCTTCTGAACATCGCGGATCCAATATCTGACCGTTGCGCCGCGCAAAAACGGGAATTTAGACCGGTACTTGAACGGCACCCGGATGAAACCCGGTTTAATTTCCACATCACCAAGTTCTAAATGCGTGATGTCCTTGCGTTTTAGCAAATAGCGATCGGCTAAGGCTAACGCAAGAACGCATACACCCCAGCCAATCATTTCCCGCCTCCCTTTTTCACCAAACTTGTAAGAACATTCAGAATGCTATCGATATTCACTCGTTTCATCCCTGAAATCACCTCATGACCGTTATTGCTGGCTATCGTTACCATTAAGTACGTAATTGATAACTCCCAGCCCTCGTGTTGCCCCAATAGGTACGCCACCGCGCCAGCTGTCACTGCAACAAAGATCTCCGTAACCAATCCCAACAAATTGCCAGACTGGCGACCGTCTCGGACATCCATCAGGAACGTGCCTATCCCACCAATTACTGAAAGCAGGAGCGCAATAGCAACTGGAGCTAATTCCTGTGTGTCAAGCACAAGTTCCCTCCTACGTTGTCAGGAGGTAATGGTATGCAAAGTAACTTCTCAACCGGTCATTTGTTGCTTAAGAGGCATTTCTATTGAGGTACGAATCGATAATCCTTTGTAACTTTTCAAGAATGAGCCTGTTATTGATGCTGCAAATAATAGTCACGCAATTCTGAAGACTTTCATCCATGCCCTTATATTCCGCGAAATACATGCCAATAAAGCCTGCAAGTACGGCAGCAATACACTCGGCCATCAATTGCCTGCATGACGCTTCGTAACGTTTTTCACGAACCCCATTCAGAAACGAATGCACCCCGCCAAGGATGGTTATAAAAAATATGGTTAAATCAAACATTAAAGTAACCCCGCTTTTCAATAAAACATCATTGGGGCACGGTATGCACTTTGTGATTTCCACACACACTGGTTTCTGTTAATTAAAATCCGCAGCTTGCTATGAATAACTATGGTGAGCAGAAAATATGCTAATTGGCTATGTACGCGTATCAACAAATGAACAAAACACTGCTTTACAACGAAACGCTCTTGAAAGCGCAGGATGTGAGCTAATTTTTGAGGACAAGGCGAGCGGCAAAAAGGCTGAGCGCCCTGGGTTAAAAAAGGTACTCCGTATGCTTTCCAGAGGTGATACCCTGGTCGTATGGAAGTTAGACCGTCTTGGGCGCAGCATGCGTCACTTAGTTGTGCTGGTGGAAGAGCTGCGTGACAGAGGCATTAACTTCCGGAGTCTCACTGACTCCATCGACACCAGTACACCAATGGGGCGCTTTTTCTTTCACGTAATGGGGGCGCTGGCAGAAATGGAACGTGAACTTATTGTTGAACGTACACGAGCTGGACTTGATGCAGCTCGCGCAGAAGGTCGAATAGGTGGGCGTCGGCCTAAATACCAGGAAGAAACATGGCAGCAAATGCGGCGATTGCTGGAGAAGGGCATCCCCCGTAAGCAGGTTGCAATCATCTATGATGTGGCTGTTTCCACTCTTTATAAGAAGTTTCCGGCGTCATCATTTCAATCCTAAACCTTGGTTTAAGAGAACTCGGTACCAGCGGTGAAAAGATCCCCCTGTTGAGCACGGCTAACACATGGAGTGCGCGCCAGACTTTCAACGGCGGGATCACCGGGGCGCTGACAGGGAACGCCGACACCGCGACGAAATTAAAAACAGCCATAAACATTAATGGCGTCAGGTTCGATGGTTCTGGTGACATTAATATCAATACTCTGGTATCGCGCGGTCGCGTAACGGCCTTGGAGGCGAATGCACAGGGAACATCTGGGATTCAGCTGTATGAGGCATACAACAATGGCTACCCTTCCCCCTATGGCAATGTGCTTCACCTTAAAGGTGCCACCGCTGCTGGCGAAGGTGAGTTATTCATTGGCTGGAGTGGCACGAGCGGTGCCCATGCGCCCGTACATATCCGTTCGCGGCGGGATACTGATTCTGCCAACTGGTCTGAATGGGCGCAGGTCTATACGTCAAAAGATTCAATTCCCGGCGTCAATGCCAAAGGGGATCAGGATACCTCCGGCAATGCTGCTACGGCGACCAGATTGCAGACGGCGCGCACTATTAACGGTGTTTCGTTTGATGGTTCTAAAAATATTGAGCTAACGGCTGAAAATTTAAATCTTGAGCAAACCGTAGAACTAGCCGCTGGATCATTGCAGAAAAACCAGAATGGCGCGGATATTCCTGGAAAAGATACCTTCACTAAAAATATTGGTGCATGTCGCGCTTTTCACAGTTCTATTAGTACAGGTGCAGGGAACTGGACAACGGCACAATTGATTGAATGGCTGGATTCTCAAGGGGCATTCAATCACCCATACTGGATGTGCAAATGTTCATGGTCGTACGGCAATAATAAAATTATAACCGATACTGGCTGTGGAACTATTCATCTTGCAGGTTGCGTTATTGAGGTTATGGGTAATAAAGGTGCCATGACCATCCGTGTAACAACACCAAGCACTTCCACCGGAGGTGGCACCACTAATGCGCAATTTACTTATATAAACCATGGTGCAGATTACGCCCCAGGCTGGCGGCGCGACTACAGCACAAAAAACCAGCAACCTGCATTTGCTTTAGGGCAGACAGGAAGCACAGTTGGAAATGACAAAGCTGTTGGATGGAACTCGATTAGCGGGGTTTATAACGCTAATATTGGTGGAGCATCTACGTTGATTCTCCATTTTTATATGGGAGCTGGTAGTTGTCCGGCTGTTCAGTTCCGCGTGAATTATAAGAACGGCGGTATTTATTATCGTTCTGCGCGTGACGGTTATGGTTTTGAAGCCGACTGGTCGGAATTTTATACTACAACACGTAAACCATCTGCGGGAGATGTTGGGGCATATACCAAAGCAGAATGTAATTCACGATTTATTACAGGTATTCGATTAGGTACAAAATCGTCTGTGCAAACATGGAATGGTCCTGGATGGAACGATAAATCTGGTTATGTTGTTACTGCCTCAATTAACTCAAATAAGGACGAACTTATTGATACAACTCAGGCAAGGCCGGTGCAGTATTGTATCAATGGTACATGGTATAACGCGGGAAGTATTTAATTATGCAGCATTTAAAAAACATCAGATCAGGTAATCCAAAAACTGTTGAACAATATGAATTGACGCGACAATTTGGTGTTGTCTGGTTGTATTCTGAAGACGGTAAAAACTGGTATGAGGAACAAAAGAACTTCCAGGATGACACTATAAAAATTGCTTACACATCAGATGGAGTTATTGTGGCTATAAATAAAGACGTATCTACAATAAATCCAGAAGGTTTAAGTGTGGTTGAGGTTGCTGACATTACTGCAAATCGCCGTGCTGACATTTCTGGTAAATGGATGTTCAAAGATGGCGTAGTGATAAAGCGAACTTATACCGAGGAAGAACAGAGGCAACAAGCTGAAAATGAAAAGCAAAGCCTATTGCAACTTGTCAGGGATAAAACCCAACTGTGGGACTCACAGCTACGGCTGGGCATCATTTCCGATGAGAATAAACAGAAATTAACCGCGTGGATGCTATATGCGCAGAAAGTAGAATCTACAGATACCTCCATCCTGCCAGTAACGTTTCCCGAACAACCAGAATGAGAAAAGGCCCGTTATCGGGCCTTATTTTTACTCAGGTTTTTGTGGCCATTCTGGCTTTGCTGTATCCACGCGGCTTACAAGAACGCTGTAGCGTTCCCATGCTTCCAGTCGGCTGTGGTCCTCATCCGTTGCCATATTCAGCCTTACTGCACGCTCTAGTAGTTGAATGACTGATTCAGCATCAGCAAGAAGTCTGGCTTTCTGATTTTCTACCTGCTGCTGTAATTCCTCTGCCGTATAAATACGTTTAATAACTGCGCCATCCTTAAACATCCAGTTACCAGAAATGTCGGCACGTCGGTTAGCAGTAATATCCGGCACTTCAACAACACTTAATCCATCCGGTCTGATAGCTGTTACATCCTTTTCCACATAGCGGATGATGTTATCTTTGTCATACGCTAATTTTATCGTGTCATCCTGGAAGTTCTTTTGTTCCTCATACCAGTTTTTACCGTCTTCTGTAAAAAACCAGATGACATCAAAATGTTTCGTCAGCTGGTATTGCTCAACTGTTTTTGGATTACCCGCTGTTATATTGATCAAATGCTGCATAAATTTAAACCTGTGCCACGTTATACCATGTTCCATTAATCTGTTTCTGAACCGGCCTGTAATATACACCTCCAATATTATCGGCAGAATTCGAGCCGGTATCCTGGACTATAATGCCAGTATAAACGCAGCCTGATGGTGCCTGATGCGTCCATGTCGAGGTGTTATTTGCTGGTTTATATGTAGATGCTCCACCAAGTCGCATGTCTCTTACATAACGAGAATCAAAGTTACCGTAATCCGAGGGGTTAACACGCCCTGTAATATTTATGGTTTTATTACTTTGAATGCTGCCGGAGACAAAGCGCATAACATGAACGTTATTAGCATAAACGTCCAGATTACCGTCGCCATTTTGTTTAAAGCCCGTGTCATTATCACCCAAAACAATCGAGTTACCGCCAAGAGCACTGGATGTTCCGATACCCAATGCACCATTCAATTGACCGCCAGATAATGACAATGCCCCAACCTCAGCAGCAGTCGGTTTAATGTGCGAACTGTAAATTACATATACAGTTCCATCTGTCAGGCCTGTTGGTTTATTCGCTGTATAAGTTGGTGATGTATGAATTTGTACAGTTGCATCCTTTGTATAATCCCACTGGATATTAACACCTGTGGCGTAATTACCTATTTCTACATAAATGTCATAGGTATCACCGGATGTATTCACCCATGCAAAATTAGTAAATCCAACCGAGGTCCGTCGCCATAATGCACCAGTAATACCTTTTGGATTTCCATTTCCTGCACGCAGAACCAGCTCAGAGATGCCTGCTTGCTGCGGGGAGCCAACGTTATACCCTGCGCCACCAATCAGGTTTATGTAAACCACGGAACTGGCTTGTGGCATTGTTACAGTTGCCAGCTTGAACCATCCAGCACCACCACTAAAAGACATTGTTGTGGAGTTGATCGTGCCTATAGACCGTGGGTTAAGTTCAATATCTTTAGAACCATCAAACGAGACGCCGTTGATAGTACATGCTGTCTGCAACTTGGTCGCTGTCGCTGCATTACCGGTAGTGTCTTGATTACCTTTTGTATTCACACCAGGCAAATCTATATCGGCTGAACCATCAAAGGATACACCACCTATGTTTATTGAACTTGCTAATTTCGTTGCTGTTGCTGCATTTCCTGAAAGGCTTGAAACAAACTGATGTGAGCAGTAATAACCACGTCCATTTTTAAAATCCAGAATGGTTTGAGTATTTGTACTTTCTGCTACTGGATCTGTGGCCCCCCACTTATAGGTGGCTTGACCAACGGTATAGTCAGTAGTTGGAACAATTACGTTCAAGCCCTCCTCAGCAAATATCTTGATAGGAAATGCTCTGGCTTCAACGTAAAATACACTACACAAATCGTCATCTTTCACACTTGAAATAATCGAGTGTATAGCTCGCTCAGCAGTAGAATATATTGAGAAAAAACCAGCCGCATATGAACCGCGATCAGACCAACCGCCAGGCATAACAAACCCATTAAATTCACAATTATTCATGGCGTATCCGCCAGCTGAGGAATAAGTAGTTATCACAACTCGTGAGGCTAATTCATCGGTACTGCCTCCAGATCGGCGAAAGACTATAGGATACCACTTACCGCTTACTGCATTTGCAGGCGCTGAAAAAGTGTATTTTCGCATCCCTTTTTTATTGTCTATTTCGCTTTTGCTGTAAACGTCCAGATCTTTAGGAGTCAACGTAATGTCAGCCGAACCATCGAACCTGACGCCATTAATGTTTATGGCTGTTTTTAATTTCGTCGCGGTGTCGGCGTTCCCTGTCAGCGCCCCGGTGATCCCGCCGTTGAAAGTCTGGCGCGCACTCCATGTGTTAGCCGTGCTCAACAGGGGGATCTTTTCACCGCTGGTACCGAGTTCTCTTAAACCAAGGT